ATCCAAGACAAGATTAACCAAATCCTGCGAGGGGCAGAAACCATTCGTAAAAATCAATCCATGCAACCATTACAACCCGTCAATTCAACTACCACGTTCTTTGCTGGAAAGGAACTAGAAGAGAAAACCAACGAGGTCGCAAGGCTCCGTGAGCAACTTCAGAAGCTACGAGATGCCGCACAAGCAGTCGTTGACCGATGGGAAACGCCCCTTTGGAAAGACGCAGAACCAACTGCCTCTGTAATTTATCGACTCCGTGACGCACTCGCCACCGCGCCAGAGGAAACCTTAGACGGAGTTACGATGGACGAGTGGTACGGAGGCTTCTCAAAGATCAAAAGCACGGAACCAGTTGTCAAGGATTCCTTGACAACTGAACCAGTCCCTCTTGAACCAGAAAAGCAACTTCCTGCTGGATACAATGGGACTCGCAGGTGGGATGAGGAACCAGTTATCCAAGAAAATCGAATAACTGAACCCGACAACGAGATCGCAAGGCTCCGTGAGCTTGAAACTGAAGTGAAAAAACTTGACCGCATCAGACAAGAAAATACTAGAAGTCTGATTATTGCAGAGAACGAAGAGCAAAGGCTGCGTGAGCTTCTGCATTCATCAATAGCAATTAACAAAAAATGGGTTCCTAGGGACTACACAGATTACAGAAAAGTTGAAGATATAGAGCAGGAAGGCCGACTTGCCCCCGCGCCAGAGGACTCCCAAGACGGGGAAATTCATGCTTGGCGATGCCCTCATTGCCTAACCATGTGGGAAGGGAATTATATTCCCAAAGGCTTCCAGTGCCCCCAATGCAATCGCGCTAAATAAGGAAAACCACTAAACTGAATATAATGGAAACGATAAATACACCCCTTCGGACAACTTTAGTTCTACATTGCTATTCTCGCGCCGACTGGATTGAAAATGATCAAGCTCCAGCAGTTCAAGAGGAGCTAAAGAGTCTGGTTGCTTCGGGAATCCTTGAACCACAGCAACCCGTCCCACACTACAAACTGACCCCGCGAGGTCTGGACTTTGTGAAAACGCTATTGGCTACTCCGTTCCCCTCGCCAGAGGAACCAGCTAACCCGACTTGCGCCAACACCACGCACAAGTTCAGTCATTGCGATTGCGAGGAACCCGCTCCTATATGGCGAGATCTTGGCCCTGACGAGGTGATCTGTGAGGGGGATGAGTTCAACCAAAAGGGATCATACGATTGGCTCTTATGCGGCAAGTATTTTTTAGGAAGGGCGGTTAAAGAGTTTATTCCTTACCACCCCTATTTTCAATTCCGCACCCGCCGCCCGTTGCCAAAGCAGGAGGAGAACACGAAAACAGATTTAACGGCATGGATGTTACTCCAAGAGGAGATCAACAAAGAAGTTGCTGGTGAAATCCGCTACCTCCGCGATGAGATCCAGAAGCTCAAGGAGGCCCGATGAGCTGCGCCAAGACACGGGTGCGATGCACCATTTTCACGATGGACGGAAGACACGTCGTCGGAGAGAACGATTGTCTGAATCCTCAGGAGAAGTGTCCTCGGGATGCCTTCGAGGGTTACGACAAGTGCTTCTCGATTTGCCGTCAGGTCGGCCATGCGGAGCAAGTCGCTCTAGCGACAGCTAGGGCTGCGGGGTATGACCTCAAAAACGCGATCGCGATTGTAGAAGGAATTTCTCACGTCTGCCGCGAATGCCAAGAAAAGCTGTATGACGCAGGAGTCACGTTCATCGGGGTGGATAAGACCAAGATATGAAGACCCTTTATCCGCGCCAAGAGCAGCACGTTGACCGATTACTCAGCGTGTTGAGTACCTATGGCTCTGTGCTAGATAGCTCCGAGACCGGAACTGGAAAAACTGTTTGCGGTGCCGAGATTGCGTCCAGAGCAAACGGCAGCGTAATCGTAGTATGCCCCAAAGCGGTGATTCCTTCGTGGCAAAGGGAGCTTGCGGACCGAGGTGTCAAAGCTGACGTGATCAACTACGAGAAGCTCCGCACAGGCAAAACCAAGTTCGGAAAATGGCAGAACCGGAAATGGGTTTGGACGATACCCCCTTCACTGATCATCTTTGATGAAGCGCACAAGTGCAGTGGTGTCGGGACGCAGAATTCTAAAATGCTGATCGAAGCGAAAGATAGGCACGCGGTGCTGATGCTATCGGCCACGATTGCCAACAACCCGCTGCAAATGCGTGCGGCTGGCTGGGTGCTGGGCTCTCACATGCTGGGCAATTTTTGGCAGTGGTGTTTTAAACTCGGCTGCGTGAAAAACAGGTGGAACGGAGTCGAGTTTGCCGGTAATGAATCGCACATACGCGCCCTGGCAACGTCTATTTCTCACCGATGTGCCCGCATGACCACTGCGGAATTAGCCGACCATTTTACGGAAACCCAAATTATTACTGAGCCGCTAGCTTTCGGGGACGAGATTGAGGCGATCTATGAAGAGATGGAGAAAGAGCTAGCAGAGCTTGAAGAGACAGCCAAAGACGACAGCAAGAACAAGGCAGCACAGACTCTGGTTACGCAGCTTCGCGCACGTCAGCGAGTGGAGCTACTAAAGGTTCCGGTCATGATTGAAATGGTTCGGGATCTACTAGCCGAGGGGAAGAGCATCGCTGTGTTCGTCAACTTTAAAGCCACGTTGGAAGCACTGAGTTGCAAACTTAGCGACGTAGCCTTGGCTTGGATTCACGGAGATCAGAACGCCGAGGGGAGGCAGTTGAACATCGACAATTTTCAAAATGACCACTCCCGCGTCATCCTCTGCCAAATAGCTGCGGGCGGAGTGGGTGTCTCACTCCACGACGTCACCGGTAAACACCCCCGGGCAGCAATCATTAGCCCTTCGTGGAATGAAAAAGACATCCTCCAGGTCATCGGCCGCGTACACCGCGCCGGGGGTAAGACACCATCTATGCAACGAATCCTGTTTGCCTCCGGGACCGTAGAAGAAAAGGTTCAACAGGCTGTCAACCAGAAAATAAAAAGGCTGAAGACGCTTAATGAAATTTCTTGTTGCGCGACCGACTAGTAGGTATATGATCTCACCACCTTACCAAACCCTATGACCACGATAGTTACACACAAAGACTCCGCTACCAGACCACACGCAAAATATGGACCATCCTCGCTCAAAATGTACGAATCGTGCAGCAGCTACAAGCGGCGCGAAGGCACGAACCCGATCGCTGAAGCAGGCACCAGGATTCATGAAGCCGTCGAAAAAGAAGACCCCTCCGTCCTCGTTGACGAAGTGGAGCGATCGCTTGCAGAATGGGCTCTCTCGTTTTTGGCTCACGTCCGAAGAGAGAAGTCTGCTTCTGCAAATCTCATCGCTGACCACAAAGAAATTTTTCTTGAGATGCAATTTGGCGATCACGGAACTTATGGGACTTGTGATGTACTGGACCTTTATTCTGACGGAAGCGGTGTGCTCCTGGACTGGAAATTCGGATTCGGTGGAGTGGACGACGCTGAGACAAACTCGCAAATCCAAGCGTACGCCTACGGGGCGTTTCAAAAATTCCCCGAACTCAACGAGCTGGCTTGCTACCTGGTCCTCCCCCGTAGGAAAGAGATAACGCATGCCATTTACAAGCGGTCCGACATGCCTCGGATTAGCCTTCGCCTTAGCACTATCATTGCTCGCGCTGAAGTTGCGGAAAGCTATAACCCAACCGAAGGGGTCTGTGACTATTGCTCGAATCAGGGGCGCTGCGAGGCTCTCAAAGAGAGGGCGCTTGTCATCGGTCAAAAGGCAGGGTTCGAGGTCCCGGCAACACTTTCTCTAAACGGCACCCCAAAAGAAAAGGGGCAGCTTAACAAGCTAGCCCAACTCATGGAGGGCTGGGCCGGAGAAGTCAAAAAGGAACTTTTACGCCAGGCGCTTGAAGAAGGAGCTGAAGTCTCCGGATACAAACTTGATCAGCGCCGGACCCCACGTGCCGTAGATAATCCTCTAGTAGGATACGAGGCAATCAAGGACCTGGTGTCCATCGAAGAGTATTTGCTTGCATGCTCAAGGGTGAGCATTCCCGAGCTAGAAAAATTTGTCGCAGAGCGAGCCCCCAGAGGCCACAAAGCAGAAGCTAAGCAGCATCTGGAGGACGTTCTGAGACAAAGCGGTGCCCCCCGAGCGGAAGGCGTCGTACATCTCCTGAAGCCAATCAAGGCGTAAGGGGTATGTGAAACCACTACACAACAACACACTAAGTAATAATTAACATTATGGCAGCCATTACCTTCAGCCCCAACGGTGGATCGCAAGTTCCAGCCCCAAAGGACGAAACCCCCAAGAACGTGACCCTCGAAGTCGCGATCCCTCAGAACCAGCAGATTGCTGTTTCCCAACCCGCCGCCCCTACCGGCAGCATTTCACACGACGACATCATCCTTCCTCGCATCAACCTGGTGCAGAAGAGCGGCAAACTCTGCGACGAGTTCGCGCCGGGAACTTTCCTGTTCGAGAAGCAGGTTGTTCTGGCCAAGCCCGGAGATGATTTCACCGCAGTAGTCCTCGGTCACAAGAAGTATTACCAGGAGAAGGTTGAATACGGTTCTGACGAGTTCGGACGCCGCGCCAACGACGAGGTGGAAGTCCAAAACATGGGCGGCACAACCGTCTGGGGTGTGGCCGAAAAGCCTTACTTCCAACCCGTTGCCGATTTGCTGGTCGCCATCAAGGCCCCGGCAGACACCGACGAGGAGGCCCTCGGGCTTTTCCCCTTCGAGCACAAGGGAGATCATTACGCAATCGCCGTCTACACGGTTGCTTCGTCTGCCTATACTTCACTGGCAAAGAGGGTCTTCACGGACAGCCTCTATACACTCAAGGCCGGTCTTCACCTCGGTGAGTATCACATCAAGAGCGAGCTAAAGCGCAACGCTCAGAATAGCTGGTACGTTCCTGTCGCGGGGATCCCCAAGAAGTACAACGATCCAGAAAAGGCTGAGTTCTTTGCGGGGTTGAAGAACCTCTAAAAGAAATTTGGAACCTTCGGCGGAGTAGGAGATGCAGGAAATCTGCATACCGAGGCCGCAGTGGTATGCCCAAGATGGTCGGGCTCCACATTATTCCTCTAGGTGATCACCGCCGGAGGTTCCTCTTCCTAAAACCTAATGCCCACCGCAGCCGTCGATTTCGAGTCTACTTATGACGACGAGATTTCCATTACCACCCTCGGTATTTTCCACTATTTACAGAAAACCGACGTCTACCTCGTCAGCATCGCCACTGACACAGGGGTTAAATTCGTCGGACACCCCAAAGACTTTGACTGGAGCCAAATTGCAGGCCCCGATTGGGCCTGGCTTGCGCACAACGTCGGGTTCGATTGGCCCGTTTTTATGCGACTCCAGGAAATCGGAGTCGGAAATACTCAATCGGTTACCGAAATTAAAGACTGGTACGACACGGCAGATTTAACTGCATTCCTCGGATACCCAAGAAACCTGAAATCTGCGAGTTACTTCCTCCTCGGGGAAGAAATCTCGAAGGACGTACGAGATCAGATGAAAAACAAGCGTTGGGAGCAGATGACCCCCGATTTTCGCAAGAAAGTCGAGGACTATGCCCTCAAAGACGCTGAAAACTGCCTGAATATATGGCTCCAACACGGGCACAAATGGCCCGAAAACGAGCGAGAAATCAGTCAAATGACCCGGGAAATGGCTTTCCGAGGCGTACCAATCGACGCAGAAGGGCTTAATCAAGACATCATCAAGCTAGAAACCGACCTTTTCAAGATTCGGTCAGGTATCCCTTGGAAAAACGACCCCCACAGGGATCCGGCCAAAGCCAAAAAAGGCGAAACAATGGCCATCCTGTCGCCGATAGCGATCCGAGAGGAATGTCTCAAACACGGGTTGGTCGCACCAGTCTCTTTTGCGAAAGACGACCCGGAAGCTGAGGCATTTTTTGAGGAGAACGCTGAAAAGCACCCCTGGGTGCGAGCAGTTCGCGACTATCGAGCAGCAGCCAAGCATCTGGCCACACTCAAGTCGATGCAGACTCGTATGCGTGATAACGCATGGATGCCATACGGATTAAAATATATGGGGGCCCACACCGGGCGCGACAGCGGAGAGGCTGGGATTAACCTCCAGAACCTCCCCAAAGGCGTAGTCGCCGGAGTGGATGTCCGATCCAAAATCCAAGCACCCAAAGGCTATACTTTGGCCATCGTCGACCTGTCTCAGATCGAGCCTCGCTGCCTGCACTGGCTAGCCGACGACGTCAAAACCCTCGATTACATCCGCCAGATACCCGACCTCTACGAAGCCCAGGCTCGCGCTTGGGGAATCTGGGACGGGGAAGGGGAGATGAAGAAATCAGCCCCAGATATACGACACATGATGAAACAGCTTGCACTCGGCCTGGGCTACGGCATGGGCCATCGCAAGTTCAAAGACGTAGCCGGGGTGCCGGAAGGAGAAGCTATCCGACTTACAGCCCTCTATCGCAAAAAGAATCCCAAGATCTTGGCGCTATGGAAGAAGCTAGAGAGTGGACTGAGCGATTCCCTCAAGGATCCGGACCGCACCTTCTATCTTCACCTACCCTCGGGCCGAACCATGAATTACCGCAACGTAACCCGGGAAGGCGACCGACTATCGGCAGCTATCTCTCGTCAAGGAAAATTGATGCAGCAGGGATTTTGGGGCGGGGTCCTTACGGAAAATCTGGTACAGGCCACGGCACGCGAGGTATTCATGTACCAGTGCGCTCAAATCGAGAAAGCCGGAATCCCGGTGCTCATGCGAGTTCACGACGAAGCGGTCTGCCTAGTGCCCGAGGAATCGGCTCAAGAAAGGCTTAATCAGATCATCGAGATCATGTCCACACCACCCGAGTGGGCTTCTGGTCTACCCCTATCCGCAGACGGTTCCCTATCTAAAGTCTACAAAAAATAATCCTATGAAATTGTTCTCTCTCCCAAACCTTACCAGTCACTCGGTCTCCATCGCCGACGACGTAACCCTAAGCACCGCCGTAAATCCCCGTCCAGGAAACCTGGACAAGAAGCAGTACAACGACTGGTGCAGAGCCTCCTCAACGCAGAGTAACTTTATCTCCGCATGGGAAGGTCTCAACCCCCAGGGACGTGTAGTAGCTCAGAACCCCGGCCGCTTGCTGCATGGGATCATTGCCGACTACGACAACCCCAACGCAACGTCACTTCTACAAGATCTCCCAAAGAACACCGGACACCTGCCGACATGGGTGATCGATAGCTTTACCCCCGGGAAGTGCCGTCTGATCTGGCCCTTCGAGGTTCCTGTCAACGCCTACAACCCGGAGCTGACAAAAACCTTCCTGAAGGTTCTCAACGAGAAGATCAAAATTAGCGAAGCACTGCCCGGATTTGATGAATCCAGTTGGAAAGATACTCAGTACTTCGAGATGGGCACCAACTGGAGGAACGTCACCGGGGCCGCCCCAATCCCAGAAGCCGTTCTACTCCAATGCATGATGGAGGCAGGAATGCGCAAGCCTGTCGAAAGCGGCGACGTCGAGATCCCCATGGATGTCGTTGCCGAAGAGGTGGAGAAGCGTTGGCCAGGTCGTTGGCCAGTTGGTAACTTCATGGAGGGTGCCGTAGGACCCCTCTTCTGGGTAGAGCCTTTCGTCAATCACCGTAGCTGCTCAGTCGCCGCCAACGGAATGATCTGCTATTCCGACCGCGCCGCCAGCAACTTCATGCCATGGCGTGCAATCTTTGGAAACAAGTTCGTCGAGAAATACGAGCTAGACCGCGCTGCCAAGCTAGCAGACATGTTCTGGTTCGACGGAAACAACTACTGGTCAGATCGCAATACCCCGGGCTTCTGGAGGACTGTTAACCGAACCGACGCTCAGATCCCAATCAAGAAAGCCGGGTGCAACCCCAGGCCGAAGAAGGGTCAGCAGGTCTCAGAGGTTGAAGAAGTTCTCAACTACATCCAAGAGCAGCGCCGGGTGAACTGCGCGGTACCCCTCCTCTTCGAGAGTGAGAAGCTAGTCGAATACAACGGAAAGCGACTCCTCAATATCTCCAGCAAGCAGGTAATGCAGCCAGCGGAATCCGGAGACCCGGAACAATTCCCTTGGATCTACGACTTCGTGATGAACGCCTTTGACGGCGCACAAAGCGGTGTCCCGGCCAAAGAATACTTTATCGCATGGTTCAAGAGGTTCTACGAAAGCAGCTACCAGCAGGACCCACAACAGGGTCAGTCGATCGTCATCGCTGGCGAAGCACACGCCGGTAAGAGCTTCTTTGCCAACTGGATTATCGGGAAAGCAATGGGCGGTAGCTGCGATGCCTCCGATATCCTCCTGGGAAACACCAAGTTTAACGAGAATGCCGCACATAACGCCGTATGGCTCTGCGACGACGCAGTAGCCCAGGGCGACTTAAAGACACGCCAGGAGCTAGCCCTCCGTCTCAAGGCAATGGCAGCCAAACCAATGATGCGCTACGAACCCAAGTTCGTGAACGCAGTCGACCTACCCTTCAAGGGCCGGGTTATCGTCTGCGGAAACATCGATCCGGAATCCCTGCGCATCCTCCCCACCATGGACGGAACGATCAAGGACAAGATCATGCTCTTCCGTATCGACCCCAAGTATCGGCCGCATTTCTTCAACAAAAACTCCGACAACGAGAGCCGGGCGGTAAACGAATTACCCTTCTTCTTGCGCTGGATCCTCAACTACGAAGTAGACTCCAGGGTAGTAGACCGGGACAACACTCGCTTCTCAGTCAAGAGCTTCCACCACCCAACCCTCGTGTTAGCCGCAAACGTGGAACAGCCTGAGGCACGACTCGCCGAAATCATCTCTCTCACAATGGAGACGATCAAGGGAGACGTGAAGAAAGGGGCGGTAGTAACAATGACCTCCACCGAGTTCTGCCAGGCCGTCCACACAGCCCAGCTTAACTCCCACCTTCAACAACTTGGGGGAATCCGGAACGTTGGGAAATTACTTCACAAAGTGGTCGAACAGAAGTTATCACCTTTCCTGACACAACAACCCAAAGTATCCGGCGGATATCACAAGTACACTTTCGACCCCCACGCAGAGGACATAACTCCATGAAATACCGAATTACAAAAAACGGAAACGACGAGTATTTTATCGAAAGGAAAGTTTTATTCAGTTGGGGCCGGGTAGGGGGAGTTTACGACAACTATCGATATTACTCTTTGCGGGGAGCCCAGGAAGCATTGAAAGAACTTCTAGGGAGCCGAAAGTTTACCGTCGTCTGGGAAGGAGAAGTCAAATGAGCGCATACACCGAGACCAACTTCAACGCCTGCCTGGATCACATCATCGAGATCAAGAACCAGCGTGACGAAGCGATCCGGATTGCCACCCTATTAGAAATGTTGGCCGAAGAGGATCTGCCGGAGTACCATCCGGAGTTCGGACTACTGGGGAAACGACTCTCGGACCTGAAGCTCAAGGTAATTGCGTACCAGAACAAGCTACAGAAAAAATGAATTTCGGAAGACAGACGGGTGTCCCGATTGGGGCTGCCACGAGTGCAAAATACAACGAGAACAAAAAAACCAATAGGTTATTTGAGGTCTTGGGAGTTTTGGGGAAACGCTCGGAACAACTTGAAGCAACCCGTCTGTCTTTCGTTCTCTTCTGGCACCGGTGGGCATCAACTTGCAGCTTGTGTAATGAAATGATTACCCGGCGTTAATAAAACGACGCCGTATTTTTAACAGGGTCAGATAAGCACAGCATGCTAGGGTTACTATTCATAAGTGGTGGAAGTGCTTTACCATCAAAGTCTAGTAGGGTGTCCGGTTTATTCAGACTTGTCAGAAACTCTGTATAGTTTTTCCGTCAGATGTTCCCGATCGCGCACATTCGTTATGAGTTAACGATCATAAACAGGGATTATACCCGCTCGGTAATAAAACCCCAGAAAAGGCGAGTTAAGGCACCCGATCGGGGTTAAAACACCCGAAAAGGCGAGTTAAGGGGCCAAAAACGTAACGCAATCCAAGTTAACGGAAACCTTGACAGATATTGATAAGTGCATAGGATTTGTAACGCCTGACCACTTTGCGGCCAATGGACGCAGGAGCGAGGGCTTTGGATTCCTCCCGGGGATCTTCGGTGAACCGGTGCGCTGATCGAAAGGTTGGCCGTTAAAATCGGGGGAGGCAGTGAGGGGTCTTGCGTAGGCGGGCAAACCACCGTTGTGTTAGGCAAATGCCGAAGAGATAGCGACCTGACCCTCCCCCGACCCTTGTAGTAGTTCACAAGCATATCTCCGTTCACGGTAGCGTAAACGCTACAACCCTAGTGAACGATTTTTTGGGTTTTCGTGCATTAGATCATAGCCTAATCGAACCGACGATTGTTTAGATTATAGTCGATAGATGAAGCGTGAGTTGATTATCTCGCGCAGAAATAATCACCCATGAGGGGAATTCTAATACCCTGGATAAACAACCCGGCCCGATTGATTCGATCCGTTCGATCTCCGGTTTGCGTTTAAAGAAGAAGTTAAGTAATTGTTATATTGCAACCCTGCATCCCCGTGTCCCTGATCCATTATTTCCGATGTTTGCTAACATTGTGCAGGACTTAACTTTCCTGGGTTGCAGGGTTGCAGGGTACTTAACGTATTTATTCAACTAAAAAGTGGGGGATGTAATTTTCATCCACCATGGGTTTTGGCTCATCCACCAATTTACAAGACACTGTAGACAAGGACTTTGCGACAGCCCAGGTGGATTGGTGGATGAAGTGGGTCATTTTGGAACCGCTAATAATATGTAATGTGTATAATCATAATAATATAACATCTATCTTTTTCTATATCTATTCTATTCTATCAATTTTAAACATTTTAATCCACTCATCCACCAATAGAAAAATAAATATATGAAAATCAAGGACTTAGCTTTGGTGGATGAAAATTTTTATATCCACCAGTTGATCCACCACATCCACCAATCGTCTTTGGCCTGTGTCTGGTACCCTGCAACCCTGTCGCATTTGTGCCCGGCGACCCGGTACCTAGAAAGCCCCGCCGTGGCCCGTATTGCCGCCCAGGACTCCTCGGAACGTCTCAATAAGGTGATGACAGCGGACCCACCCCATTTTACTCAGACGGCTTTTTAAAATGCCCCGTAAACGTCTTTAAATTGTCTGTATCGAGTTTTTCTCTGTTACCAGGTTGCCCTGGTGCAGGGTTTTTGTCCGGCCTGGTCAGCCAGCCTGGGGTTTGTATACCGGAACATCCGGAACAAAAATTTTGCTAACCCTTCATTCTACTAGCGCTGCCTCGTGGGAGCCCCCTACCCACCCAGGGGACGGCGGGGGGTCCTGGCTCTCTGATCAGACACAACCTGGGCCGGTCGCGTCGGGGTCGTCGTCAGAGTCGGAACCGGGTTGGGTACCCGGTGCCCCCCTCTGTAGGACCGGGGTTGGTGACGCCTCGGTGACGCATTCCTCCACCATCAGACCCTCGACTATGTCATCTTGCGAGGCCCGGAGTCGGTCGTTGACTACCTGAAGCTGAACGATGGTGGATGCCTTGCTCTCCTCTGTATCGAGGCCCAGAGCCCGGCGCGTCAGGTCGTCGAGGATCTTCATATCCTTCCAGTTTCGGGGCGGTGCGATCACCGACTGCGAGAAGATCTTGAAAAACTTGTCCGCCGCCCTCTCCCGGTAGCTTTTGGACAGGGTCTCAAGGTCCGTTGTAGATGAAGCGCCGGGTCCCGGAACCAACACTCCCTCATTAAGCTGTTCCGAAAGAGAGGAATTCTCTGCAACCCTGTTTTCATGCGCCCGGGTGACCTTTTGAATCTTATTCGCGAGTCTCTGGGGAGTGTTCCAATGCTCCCGGGATGATCGCATCCGGATTGTGTGGGGAGAGATGTTGAAGAGCTTGGCGACTTCCTGTTGGCTGGTGCCTTTTTCGCATGCTTCGCGGATCTCTTTCCAAGGTACGTTTAGAGCTTTTCCCATGAGGTGTTATGTGGTGGAGGCGTTGCCTCATACCCTGCAACCCTGCATCTGTCAACACTGAAATCCTGCGACCGGGAGGCAGGTTGCAAGGTTACCGGGCATGGAGAGTTACCATGAACAACTTGATCAACATCCTCTTCTTCTCCTTCATCATCCTGACCATTGCCGCTGGCGCTTGCTTCATCCTCTCCGCTGTCCTTGCAAGCCCTGTCCTGCTTGTCACTTGCTTTGCTCTCTTTGTTTTGGAGTTGTTCCTCGGCCTGATCATCTCCTGCCTCTAAATCACCCGGCATTAACTACTGACAGAACATCAACCCCAACCCTGAAACCATGACCAACATCAAGAAAGCCCAAGTTGAAATTGCCCACGCCATCCGCGCCTACATCAAGGAAGCAAAGAGCCGGGGCGTAGTCGGGGTGACCCTCGATCACCTCTTCCTTTGCGTCCCTGCTGTCCCGGAGGCTTACCGCGCCTTCGCCGGGACCAACGGACGCTACTTCTACAAGCAGGAATTCTACGTTGTCGCCGGGAAGGTTGCCCGTCACTTCCTGATCGGCTGACCCGGCATGTAACCCTGAACACCTCACCATGACCACCACCATCCAACCTCGCCCACCTATCGGAGCCGCTGAATACTCACGCATTCTTCAGGCTAAAATCGCCTCCGCTCGTAAATCCTAACCCCAACACCCTGAACCACCATGCATAGCATCCAAGAAATCCGATACGCTAATTTAAACGCGGCCCGAAAGGCCCGGGCCCGGGCGCTGGTAAAGCGCCGCGAGGCGGCCCAGAGGGTGATTGCCGAGAGGCTCGCCATCTCCCGGGGAATCCCTGTCTGCCACCGATAAGTTAACCTCCAACACCTGAACATCACCATGAAGATTGCCTACTTTAACCGCTTCCACATTGAACTTCCCGAGGATGCCGTCCGGGATTGCCACCATCAGGGTGCATGCGATCAAGACGTTGCCCATTGGCACCGCAAGTTGCCCGACCTCTTCGCCGGGGTCGACGCGGATGAGATCCGCTCCGAGTTGGCCGAGTATGGCGCATGGGACGCGGAAGAACTCGCGGACCCGGTGGAGAATGAGAAGCGCCTTCTCTGGATCGCGGCCGGGAACATCCAAGAAGAAGAGCGTCTGGAGGATTGAGTCCACCCGGCATGTAACCCTGAAGACCTGAACCCCAACACCCTGAACCATGAAGACCATCAAGAACCTCCTTATCGCCCTGTTCTGGGCACTCCTGATCCCGGTGATCGCTATCTCCCTGACGCGCTGGATCCATCAGCATGACCTCGCCATGGAGAGGGCCTACTCTGGGAAGTAGCACCCGGCATGTACTGCTGACAGCACCTGAACCTTCAACCCTAACACCTGACCATGAGCCAACATCACCTGAACTCCTACTGCATCGTCCGCTTCGTCCACAATGTCGGCCGCGACATTGTCCTCCGGGGCCTGACCTACGAGGAAGCACTCGAACATTGCAACGATCCCGAGACCTCCTCCACCACCTGCTCCCGGGAGACCTCAAAGCGTCTCGACCTCGTCGGGTTTGATTGGTTCGACGGGTTCGAGAGGGAGTTGATCTGACCCGGCATGTACTGCTGACAGCACCAACCCTTCAACACCTGACCCTCACCATGAAAAACCTGTTCCTCATCTCTCGCACCTTTGATGTCGTCACCCCCGAAAGCGCCCAAGAGGGGGACATTGCAGATAGCGGTTTCATCTTCAAGGACCGCCCGGCAACCCTCCGGGAGTGCCTCGACGAGGTGAAGACCCTCGGCGGGATCGACTACCATGACGGGGAGAACTTCTACCCCTGCGACTCCTCGGTCGACTACTGCACCGGGGAAAGCACCCGGGAGTTTGTCCACATTCGCGCCCTGACTCCCTCCGCCGGGAGAGCATGGAACCGGGCGCTCGCCATCGTGAACCTCTGACCCGGCATGTACCGCTGAACACTTAACCCTTCAACACCCGACCATCATGTTCACAAGAAAACAATACCTCGACCGGGAGTGCAATCACCGGGAGTACTACGCGCAATTTGTCACGCCCGGCGTGAAGCAAAGGGTACTCCAACGCTTCGGGATCGATGCCCTGAAGGCGAGTGAGGAACCCTCCTTCAACGACCTCCCCCTTGCGGTATGGGACAGCCTCCTCGTCCCGGTCCCTTCGGAGATCGCCTCCAAGCTCCGGGAGTGTGGCGACTATGCCACCCTTTCGGGATGCGTCTGCATCCTGAAGGAAGCCGCCCGGCAACTGGTGGAAGCCCGATCCACCCGGCATGTAACCCTGAAGACCTCAACCCTAAAACCCTGACCACCATGCAAAAGATGATCGACAACCTAATCAACGGCAACCTCCTCGACGCCCGCAAGGCGGCAAAGCGCTACGGGTTCATGAAGATCCGCCAGCACATGCTCGACCTCGGATACCCGGAGTCGGAGGCCAACGCCACGGCATGGTATCTCAAAGGTCTCATGACCTTCCAGAGGTACTGCGACTCGAAGTAGCACCCGGCATGTATCCCTGACAGCACTTCAACCTTCAACACCCTGACCACCATGACCAAAGCAGAAGAACTCACCATCCTCGACTCCGCCATCAACAAACTTGGGGCCGATAGCTACCTCGGACCTTGGCTCAACGAGATCCGCAACGAGGTCGAGGGCCTGATCCGGGCCGACCTCTTCCCTCACCTGTCTCTCGACGCGGCCCGCAAGAATGCCGCCGAGACCCGCGAGGATGCCCGCCGGGATGCGGAGGCAATCATCAACTCTGCCAAGGTGAAGGCGGAGAGCATCGAGGACCACGCCCGGAGATTGTCCGGGGAGATCCGCCAGAGGTGCGCTCACCTCCTCCGCGAGTCCCTCGACTCGCTCAAGGTCTGAACCACCCGGCATGTACTGCTGACCACCTCAACACCCTGACCACCATGCAAGCCACCATCGAAAACATCGACCACCTTACCCGGGACGAGCAGACAGCAGTCAAGATTGTCGCCAGCACCATCAACACTCCGATCAAGTGCAAGAGCCGGGAGGATGCCCTTAACTGGACCCGACTCCTCGAACCTTGGTTCATCTACGAGGGAGGCAACCACCTCGCCGTTCACCGGGCTAGTGGAGACACTCGCAGAATCCTGATCGTCACCCTTTAAACTTCAACCCATCAACTATCATGACCACCACCACCCAACACCTGATCGCAGTCGTCGTAAAATATCTCGGAGCAACTAGCTTCCGGGGGTCTCGCGTCAAGCTATCTCTTCCCCGGTTCAAAGCCTCCAAGACCATCTCCTACGATTATTCCTTCAACTCCTCGGAGGATATAGCGGAAGCCTACCTCAATAAGAACGGCATCGTCCCGGTTGGCGAGGCGGATCTCGGGGATGAACACCTCTTCCTCCTCTCCTGGGATGACATCAAAAAAGTCGAGTCGGTCCTCCTTTCCTGAACCTTCAACCCCTGACCATCACCATGAAAGCTATCTTCACCACTTATCAGCACTCCACCATCGGCTTCCCCAAGGTCATCTTGAAATGGCATGAGGAGAACGGCAAGGCCCTCGGCGCTTATGTCACCCGGGACGGCATCATCATTGGCCCTTGGGCATGGCACAACGACAACCCGGTGCCATTCTACCCGGCGGAGATCGAGCGCTTTGACCATCATGTCCGCGCTCAATATGCGGACGACCCGAGCGTGCAAGGCTAAAGCCACCCGGCATGTATTGTTGAACCTTCAACCCCTGACCACCACCATGATCACCGCACAAGAACGCAAGAATGAAGTCGACATCCTCGACTACGAACCCTACCTCGACAAGTACGGCAACGTGAAGCAGTACGGCCCGGACGAGATCCCTGATGCCCTGCATCCCTGCACCATCTGGACGTGTCTCGATGCCGGGTGCGAGTGTGACGCGGAGGAGGCTATTGACTGCGAGTGCGAGCCTGTCCGCATTGTCGCCGGGAAGCATTATGTCAACCGCTTGTATTACGTCATCACCCGGAAGCCTTGGGTGACTGGCGACGAGTGGGAGTGAAATCCACCCGGCATGTATTACTGACAGCAACCTAACCCTAACCAACCCACACCAATGACCACCACGCTTAACCTTAAAGACCTAGCCACCAAAGCAATCGTCGACTGCGACCCTGAAGATTACGTCGATCAGATCCACAACGCTATCCGCAAACCTGTCCGGGAATTCATCGATCAACTCCTCGCCGAGGAGGGTGTGCCCGAGTCTGGTAGTGGTTGGCAGATCGGAGACATTGAACTCCTGCTCGTGAAGCGCGACGCGGGTTACGTCCCGAGTGTCCGCTCCCCGGAGTTGGATGCACCTGCTAGCACCTACGGCGAGGGCACCGAGGAAGAGGACCCGGCCGAGGCGCTGACCTTCGGGCTATCAGATGCCCTTGCCTACGAACTCGCGGCCGAGTTGTCCCCGGAGGATGAGGACGAGGAGTAGACCACCCGGCATGTATTACTGACACCTAACCAACCCACACCCATGAGCAAAGCAACCACCTATCCCATCGAACTCACCAAGACAGAATTGGAGGCCGCGATCTTCGCCGTCGATCAGATGCTTCAAACCATCGAGTCGGACGACGAGTTGTCCAAGGACCCCCGGATGGCCAGGCAATACCGGGCCCTGAAAAAGGCTTATACGAAACTCTACCTACCAGCAGTCCACGCATTCATCTCCTAACCAATACCTATGACCACCATCAAGAAAACATCCATCCAAGCCTCCGGGCTCTTAATCGTCGGGCTGACCTTCGTCGGCTTCGTAGCCATCGTACCCCTCACGATGTTCACCATCTCTCGCATCATCTACTGCTTCTACAAATGATCCCGGACCCTAACGCACTGGACCCCTGCGACCCTGATTCTCCGCAACCCGAGCGCCGTGTTAAGGAACTCAAGCCCGGGGTTGTCTACCGCGTCCTCTGCGCGGAGTGGGAGAGCAATGTCAAGCCGGTCCGCCGGTGGGACTACGGCATCCTCAACGAGGAGACCGGAGGTCTATATCTCACGTCCGGGGGTTGCTATCCTTCCGACTGGATCCCCGAGGAACACTACTGGATCGAGGAGACTGATCATCCGTTCGAGGAGTATGTCCCCAAGGTCAGGAAGGGCATGGCTCATTCCCGGGCAGTCGGGGAATACTGCGAGTCCCGGAACTGGTACGATTAAACCTGAAAATCTTACTTGGCATGTATAGGTGACAGCAAACCCTTAACCCTTACCCCTGACCACCGACCATCATGAAACAAAAGATCAAACGTCTGGCCGAAAAACTCGGATGTAAATTTACCGACGAAACTCCCGGCGACCAGGTGATCTATGTCGATGCCCCGAAGGGTATGTGGTTCCAACATTCCTTCGAGGATTCTCTGGTCTACGGGCTGGAGGAAGATCGCTCCGGGAGTCTTCGTGAATGCTACGAGGCCCTGAAGATGGGTCTCATCCCGGCGAGAAACTAGTCGGCATGTATTAGCGAACCAACCACCACCAACCCACACCGCCCGCACCATGAAATACCGCATCGAAGGCACTCACCGGAACCGCACCTCGTATGTCCTCACCGGGGAGGGGACCAACGAAAAGATCCTGTTCGTGATCGAGCGGGAGGATAGCCACTTCATGAACTCGGTCACCGGATCGACTTACATCGTCCGGAAATGCGAGACCCACCACGATAGCTTTCTGGCCGATAGCTGGAGAGAGGTGGCTCAGAAACTTCACGCCCTGCTTTCCTAGTCGGTCTCACCCGGCATGTACTAGCAAACACCAACCCACCAACCCACCACCCGCACCATGACGACACTTCTCAGCAAACCCGTTCGCCGCAAAACCCGCACGACCCTTGGATGGGGTTACGGCGCTGACACCGGCCGCCATCTGGTGGTCACGATCGAGTCGTCCAGCAAGGGCGACACCCTCAAACTGCGCCCCCTCGGGACGCGCCGCGAGGAAGCGGTCCTGATCGAGGACATCTACCATTGGGCGATCCGTAGCCGTTGCCAGAAGGCGCACCTTGAGAAGGCCCGCGCCCGGAAGGAGGCCCTCCGCGCTCGCCGTGAGGCCGCCGAGATCCGACGTAGGTTCCGGGTCACGATCAAGTAGTCGGACAACACTCACCAACCCCTAACCCCACACCCATGACCACACCCACCACCAAGCTAGCAGTCCTCCCCCGGTTCCCGGGATTCTACGAGTCCATCCTCACGAGCATCATCGACCGGGAGATGGAGTACGAGATGCAAGAGAGCGGAGACAACTACGACGAGATCGAGAAACGTTTTGATTACGGCGAGGCAATGGAGTCGGTAGCCCGGGGATGGGTGCAAGCCTTTGCCCAGGAAACCGGAGTGCCTGTGGAGTTTGAGAGTCTCAAGTCTCCGCGCCAGTACAATTTCACTACCGACCGGGTCTATGTCTTGTTGCCCGAGTCCTATGTCATCAAGATGCGTGAGGAGGTAGACCCAAACACCCTCCGGTCCGTTGTCGAGAAATACTTCACCAGTTGCGACGGGTTCATCTCTCACTACTCGCCTGACATCGAGGACGATTCTTGGAAGCGCCCGGTAACCGAGTGGGACCACAATGAACTCATGGCCTTGCTGGATGCTTGGCTGACCGACCTCGGCCATGACGATTGGGATTTCGAGGAGACCCTTTCCGACAATCCCCTTGTCTATGAATCCGCGCAAGGGGGATGGAAACAAATCCCTTGACCAATCACCACACACCACCACACACTAACCACCCTACCTTAAACATTCTATGCACGACCCGACCCTCGATGCCGCGTTGGCGTTTGTTCGCCGTCAGACACCTCGACTTTGGATCCGGCTCTTTGAGCCCCATCCGACTTCGCAACCATTGCTTAACTGGAGTCCCTTCCTCATGCACCTGGAGCAGCGCGGGCTGATTGGATCACCCCGGTATCAATCCACTATCACGCCATGAACCGCCCACCCTCACGCAAGCACATAGCCTCTATGAATCAACGGATCAAAGAGTTTGAGACTCGCGCATCCGGATCCAACTCAAACCCCTGTAGGGTGTGGGTATCTGAAATTGATCATCACAAATTCACCGGAAATTCCAACAAACCAACCCCTAATAAATCCGTATGAACTCCATCACCATGCTAAAAGAAGTTGAAGATTGCCTTGCCTTTGCTCTCAAGCAAGCGGACGCCTGTGGTTCCCTTGGCTACGTCCCGATCACCCGCGCCCGGGCTAAGACTCTGCTGAACGACGTCCGGAAGATCCGCCATGAGGAGAAGTCTGCTCCTCGTCCCCAATCGCGGCCCGAGCCTGCTTGGCTATCTGCGCCCTGAGATGTTTGATGCACCTCTCAGTCAGGTTGTCGAGGAGGTAGGCGGCGGCCTCTTCGTTGCCCTCTTCCTCCTTAACCCCGGCCGCATGCAGTACGTTAAACGTCGCATGGCACAACTCATGCACAAGAATGCTGATGCCGTGCGGCGTATCGTCGTACTTGTGCATAAAAATAAAATTACCAGCGGTGGTGTAAAAGGTAACCGCGTCCTGGGCATCGTAATCCTCCAGGTCTACGTCCTGATCAATTTTCTTTTTCTTCAGCCACACGTAGGCATCCTCCTTGGAGCATGGGCAGAACAAGTACAACGCGTTCTTGTATGGGTCTATTGTGAATCTTTTAGGCTTCATATTGTGGGTTCCATGTGTGCCCCGATGTCCAGCAACCCTGCATGGCGCTCCCTATGACACCGGCAACAAAGAAGAAGACATTTGGCGGCCTCTTCGATCGCCTGTTGCATATAGCTCCGGATGTCGCTGACACCCTTGACCTTGTCTTTGGGGTCGATGTGATCGAACTCCAAGGCTTCGAGGCACTTGTCGTATCCGCATACCGCGCAAGCGGCCCCGTGGGAAGCCTTCAGCTCCCGGGAGATTCTTCGGCGTCGGCTCCGGTTTCGGTACACCACCTTTTCCTTGGCACCGGGAGTCAGGAAATAATGGACGCTCGCGGGACTGCACGGGATTGCTTTGGCGATGGCTTTATAGCTCATGCCTCGCGATCGGAGTGCTTTAATTTGGTCGCCGAGAATAGTCACAAATGCCATAAGGAGTACCTTGATACGAACCCCCCGGTCAATGGTATATTACTTTTGTGCGTTCCTCCGCTTGACAACGCAAAAAAGTACCCTAATGTGCGCGACTTTAACCATATTAACACCATGACCATTGCCTCAAATCCTACTATACAAGACCTTCTCAACCTCCTTGATGACCACACCCTCGAACGATTGTCTCAGCGACTGCATCAGGTTTTTAAAGATTCGACTGATTCCGACAAGGCTCAACTCCTCTTTGAATACATCGAGGCGGGTGTGGCGGCCGAGGAGGAATACGAAACCTGCCCCGATCGTCTGGTGATGGTCCAGGCAGTTTTAAATCAACTAAACCCCTAATAATGAGTTCCTTATTCAACAATTCTGCCCTTAAAAAGCATCTTCTTGAACGGATCAAAGTAGTCAATCCCGGGCGCGGAAACAAGTTTACCCAGGTCTCGGCTCAAGCCGTCATTGATCTGGACGCCCGTTTTCGTGCGGTTGTCGACGCGTACCTCCGCGCACAAACCACCGGCAAGACAATCACCACCCCGTGATTTTCTTGTTGACGGCATCACATACCACAACCAACATACGAACCATTCGATCCTTATGACTACCAAAGACCATCCCGGGAGTCCGGAAATTACACTCCATTCCTCGTTTCGCGAGGGGGGTTCTGACCTTCATGAAATCCTAAATTGCGCAGTTTCTTTTCTCCGGGGGGATTGCGGCGAACTTGACGATGAGGATTCCGTCATGGAATTCCTCAGCAAAGGAATTAAGAACGAAATCCGTTATGGGGTGTACGAAACCGAGACCGGGGGCCGCGTTCACGTGATCGGTGACGACAAAAATCTAGCTATTGTTCCGGACATCATATTCGCGCAGGGGGTTCATGGCGCTCCCCCTTGTGAAGATTCCAACTGCGAGTGCCGAAAACTCTGACCACATGGCCACAAAACGTAATTACTCCTACGATAAAAAGTACGAGTCCTCCCCGGAACAAATCAAAAACCGGGAAGCTCGTAACCTCGCTCGCGCTCACGCCGCCAAGAAACTTGGCAAGTCTGCGATCCGGGGGAAAGACATCGACCACATCAAACCACTATCACGTGGCGGATCCGCTTCCGATAGCAATACCCGCGTTCGCTCGGTGTCTAGTAACCGGGGGGACAAATCCATGTTCGATCACCGCCACGGAAAATAACCCAATCAAAACCATGTTTGTTAAAATCAAAAACATCTATATCAATACCGATCACGTCAGCATGATCTCCCTCAAGGAAGACTGGACCCTCGTCGTGGATTTCTCTTACTCCAAAGAGGATGGTCAGCCGGTATTCCTAGCCTTCTCTTTCGACGACGAAGAGGCGGCCAATGCGGCGCTTAACACCCTCCTCGCATGAGCAAAGAGACCATTCACCAAGACCAAGAGGCTCACGATCAGGTCATCCAACATGACGTGACCCTGGCGATCGTCAAGGCTGAGGAGTCCGGTCATCTTGCCGGTATCGAAGCCCCGGTCTATGCCTGCCACACCTTCCTGCCTACGGGAGGGGGAGACGTCTATGCACGAGTGATCACCCGTCAGCTCAATCACCTGGCGAAACAGCTTGGCGTTCTGGGATTCCAGGTTCTCTACAAAGAGGACACCTTTAAGACCGATGCCATCAAGCCAGACCACGGGTATTTCCAGATTCGTGTTTTTGCGGATACCCCCGCCACAACGGACGAAGAGTAACCTTCCCCCCATTACACTACAAACTGAACGCCCGGGATGCGAGGCGTGGCGGTCCGGAGAGACGGACACAACCCTTAAAACAATATGCCCACCTACGAAGATTATCGTGAAAGTTGTGTGAGCCCATACGAGCAGGCCATTGCTCGGTACGAGTCAGAGGTTCTCCCCGTTCAGCTTCGTGAACAACTCCTTTACCGAAGGGGTGAGTTAAGACAACAACGAGAAGCTAGAGCCATTTCCGAAAGGAAGTACCGGAAAGCTATGCAGAAAGAAAATCTGCGCAGGAAAAAGTTATCCCTGGAGATACAGAGACGTTTGGAGATGGCCGAAGATCGAGCTAGAGCCGACCGGCTTGAAATCCAGCGCAAGCTATTAAAACAGCAAACCCTTAAAAGCTAATGAAACGCTTACTAATTGCAGCCCTGGTACCCTGCATCCTTTCAACTTTGCATTCCGAGTACCCTGAACCAGTCTTATCAATCGGCTCAGATAGGATATCCGAAGGGGTTTCCTACGGCCCGGTTTATTCGGTCTGGGACCGAGGTGGTAAAGACCATACTGGAGTGATCGTCGGCGACCAGGACTTCTCCCTGGTGGTGCCCCTGGATCACAAGGAGACCCCGGTCATGCAGTCCGGGGGGTTGATTATTCCTTTAGATTGAATCTACCCGGTGGCAGATACCCTCTCCCCACTCGTTCTGTTCGCACATCTCGTCCTGTAGGTAGCCTGACAAATCCTCGGGCATTACCATGTGGTTTGCCGTCATGTAGGCTCGGACGTTTTCTAAAAGCTCCGGGAAGAAGTCTGCCTTGAACCGGATTCCATGTTTCTTGCAGTACCACCGGTACCCTCCTGGGGGGATTAGGGATATGTCGTTGAGTCTTTTCATTTCATGGCTAATTGGGTCTTCCGGGTGGCCAGAACGATCTTCGGGTCAGCGGGTTTGATCTTCCCGGAGATCATCATCTTGTCTACCACCGAGGCGGCGTAGAGGTTGGCAGCGCCGTTGACGTTGGTTCCCTGGAGGAATGATTGAGCCATGTCCTGGGGCATCTTGACGAGCTGTTGCACGGCCTCCGGTGTCAGTACCTTGCGGAGATACTCTCCACGGGCTAAGACAAACTCCCTCCAAGCGTCGTTACCGAGGTCTCCGACCCGGGCCATCGTACCCTTGCTGTCTGCAAATACGGGGGTGCTCTTGTTGGCTTTCGGAATGAAGAGCCCGTGCTCGGAGAGCGGAGTGAGAACCGGGTGATTCTCGGTCGACGAGTGGATCCAGCGATCGAACACGGGGTCCAAGGCGTTCTTGGTGATGGGCTCTCCAAGCTGATTGAGGGCGGGCTTGTCGTATCCGATGTAGGCAGGAGAGAAAGCCCAGAGCTTGTTGAGGATCGAACTTTGATCCAGGACCGGAGTCTTGTGTTCGGGGTTGATAAGACCCTCTCCGACCTGACGTGCGGTGCGGAGGATCGAGGGGTTGGTGAACTGAGTGGCGGGGCTGAGGACAAAGTTCTCGATTCCGCGCACACCCTTCTCTCCTTCTCCGCCGAAGAAGATGTCGACAAGGTTCTTGGCTCCGTTGAGGAAGTGGTGCTGGAGGGGGGCGCGGAAAGCCGCGACGGCCATGCCGAGCAATTTCTCCTCGCTCATTGAAATGGTTGCACCCGGAGCGATCCTTCCGTTGACCCTCGGAGGAGGATTGTTGTAGACCACCTCGTCGTGGATTTGCCCCAAGACGGGCAGGAGTAGGTTAAAGCCGGGGATTGCCTTGTAGGGGAGGACCTGGCCACCGATGCGGATTGAGTTGGGCATCCATCCTGTGGACATCAACTGGCTTTTCTTGGCGGCATCCTTCGGACCCTCTCCATAAACCGCAAAGGTAGGCGAGGGCTCCCCGGTCTCAAGCTCGTGATTCAATTCCTTGAGGAAAGCTATTACGACTCCTCCCATGAGGGTTGTTCCAATTACCGAACGCGCCATCAAGGCGGTGGTCCTTGGGTCACCGGGCTGATAGCGCTCGTGAGCATAAGGGGAGTCCGAACCAAAGAAGAGGTCCGAGGGGTTGATGTTCTTGGCCTTGAGGAAACCGAAGGGAGTGTACTCCAAACCAGAGTTGGTGACGGTGGCCAGGATTCGGATGAAGGGGAAGCAGTAACGCATGACCGGGAACTGCTGAGTCATCTTTCCAATGGCGGCCGCAGTATACCCCGCAAATCCCGTCATCTTGCCCTTGAGGGTGGCCTCCTTGGCAAAGTCCAGGGCGTTCTCCTGCACGTCTGGATTGACTGCTTCGGGCAAGTTGTTCTGGAGGTGGAGCTGATCCAGATGCCAGGCTTTAGCAAACTCTGCTGTCTTCTCGTCAAAGCCCTTAAACATACCTGCTTTCGCATCGTCCTCCAGTTGCTTGCGGGCAGCGGCCATCTCTTGCTGAGTGGGCTCGAAGATGCGGCGGACCTTCTCGTCAAGCTCGCGTCCCTTGATTCCTCCTTCGAGGTAGGCGGCACGGGTGGCAAGACGCATGGCAAGCTCCCGGGTGGGTCCGAAGTTGATTGCGTCAAAGGCCATCATGGCCCTGCCACCGATTGCGGCGAACCGGTTGTATCCCCGGAAGAACTTTCCTGCGGCTCCGTCTCCACCCCAATCGCTGTCCGCAATCGCGTCGGATCCGCGCTTGGCAATACCCATCTCACCAGCAATACCCATCTCACCAGTGCGGAGAGATCCGATCGCCTGTTTGATGTGAACGTTTCCACGGGCACCACCGGCACCCGGCAGAACCATCGAGTTGAGGAAGTCTTTCATGAACCCAAAGACCTCGGCCGTCGAAGCCCCGTTTGCCATAGCCTGGTGCATGTGTCCGTAAGCCAGGGAAGCACCCATGACTCGGGAGTTGAGTAGTCCACTGAACCCGTGCGTCATGAACGTCTGGGGCCCGGTCAGAATGAGCGAACGGAAAATCTCGGGACCGAGTTGTGACACGGCCTTCCAAACTTTCTGCCACCCATCAGCCTTGTCGAAGTCGGCCTTGAGAATGTGCATGGCAAGGGCCGAGCGATACCGGGCCTTCTCCCATTCCTTCAGGGCCCCCTCGGGCATGTTGAGAATTCTGTTGGCGGCCTGACGCATCTCTCGGGCGGTCTTGGCGTCGTATCCGGTAATGCCGAGGGACTCCAGGACTTTCTGGTCGAGGAAATCCGCGTCGTAACCACCCGTGCGGAGCATGCCAGTCAGGGCGTTGACTACGTCTTTGGATTTGCCGCCGAGTAGATCCCCGTAAACCTCGTCCACGAGATCCGCTGCGAGACCCTTTGCCATGCGGCCGTGGGCCTGCTCGTAGAGATTGCGAAGCTGCTGATTGAGGGCGGTCACCTTGTTGGGGTTAGCCTTGTCTCCTCCCAGGGCTTCCTTGACCACCGACTTCATGTAGTCGTAATCGGAATCGAGCATGCCCAAGTTGTCCGTAATCTTCTTGATGGTATCGGGATCTTCTATTCCGAAGGTCTCCAATAGTCTTCCTGCGGCCGACACCGCACGCTCAGCGATCTTCTGTTTGGCTTCCGCCAGGCCGTCGCGAAGCTGGTCCATGTTGATCTTCTCGGAAACGGAATCCTCGACGGTCCCTCCGATGATCGCTTTCTGGAAAGCGCGGATGTAATCCTGTGCGCTGAACTTTGCGAGCATGCGGCGTAGCGACATTGCCTGTGCAGACTCGGTTCCGACCGCGATCGAAATACCCTCTGCCTCGCGGCGGTACTTGTCGTAGCTGCGAAGTAGCGTGGGGTCAACGGGTTTCCCTGCGGCAATGTTGGCCCGGATCTGTTCGGCCCTGGAACCGAACTGACTTGCAAGGATGGTAGCCACCGCTTGCTTGTCTTTCGGTGCGATCTTTGCGTAGGGCTGCTTGATTTTATCGAGAGCGCCACGCAAATCGTCCTTGTAATTGTTAATGAAATTCTCTGCCTCGGCGGTAGTTTCCTCCTCGGTCGTCGGGATGTAGGTGAAGGGATCGTTCTCGTCGTTGTAAATTGACTCGGAGACCTTGGGCGCGGAAGCTCCCTTGCGGTACATGATCTCGTCGTCTCCTTGAGCGACTTTGCTTTCGACATCTTCGACCGAGGTTCCTTTCTTGGGGAAAACGTCCACGTCGAAATAATGAAGTTGGCCGTTTCGGTCCCTCATTACGTTCTTCGGTCCCTGGTCGTAAATCCCAACGCCCAATCCTTTGTGCTCCCAAATGTCGGCGTCACGGCTTCCGTCCACACGGGTGAAACCACGGGCTTCTAGGTCTTTGGCGATTTCCTTGCGAGTCGCCGGGCGTCCCTCGAAGAAAGGTTGCGAGGTGACGACTTGAGGAAGCTGCCCCTCTCCGGTATTGACCAGGCCCTCGAAACGAGTGCCGGTTCCGAAGATCAGGTTGTTGAGGTGGAGCGAGGTGAGATAATCGTATGCTGATCCCTTGGCACCCAGAGACCCGTCGCCGATGTCGTCGGCGTGTGTAATCTTTACGATCCTGTTTGACTGAGGATCCAGGTATGTCGTGTGCTCGGCTCCGGCGATCGGTTCTCCGTCTTTGTCTCGGAGTAGGGTGCGGTCGTTTACAATCCGCTTAAAGAAAGCGGGAACTATGTTCAGCCCAGCTTTATCGACCGCTGCTTTTAATAGTCCGAAGGAATCTGAGAGGGAGCGTTGCGTGCGGCCATTGCTCGTATTTCCTGCTCCGACATCTTTGGCCTGTTTTGCAAGCTCTCCAAGGCCCGACGCTTTGCGGTAAGGGCTTTCACGATTGAGTCCTTCTCGGTAGAGGAAACCGACTTGTGGTGAGTTTTCGTCATGAGGGATACTATTATACTCTTTTTCCGCCCCAGAGTCAATCCCCGATTTGGCGTACAGCGGTTCCTCACTTAGTTCTTGACTTGAACTTTCCTCCGGGGGCCCCGTGCTGGGTGCCTCCTCGGTGCCAGTCTGATCTTCAGCTACTGGCTCTGGGAATCTGCTGAGGCGCTCGTCTCGGGTTCCTGAGAGGGACTCGGGGGCGTGTTGCTCGAAGGCTTCGTTGACGATCTCGGCGTACCGCCGACGAAAGCCAAGGATGTCCCGTATTTTGCTATTGCCTCCTCCGGAGACAATTTGCTCACGGTATGAATCCCCTTCTGGATGGTCTTGCCAGTTGTTTTCATGAGAGTCTACAGTAGTCTGAACGTGATCCACCTGTAAAGGAAATTCGTTCTTGGTTCCCCAAGCTAGGATTGCGTTTTCGAGTTTTCCGGCTTGCGCTTCCGTCAAGCTCTTTGGCGTGTAGGTCCCTTTCTTGGTGCCTACAATCATAGCTCTCTCGCCGTCGCGGTAAGGCTGAACCGTCATCCCAGATAGACCGGCTTCTTTAGCCATAGAGTCTAACTGCTCGGGTGTGAACTTACCTCCGCCCTGGGGGTGGACAAATAAAGCAAGGCTATCTTTTCCGCCCTTGTCGAACGTGGCCGTCATGGTTCCGCCTTGCTCGGAGACAAGAGCCAGCGCGTTAGACAGCATCCCGGCAGCCTCTCGGCTTCCGAGTACCTCAATCGCGGTGCTGGGATTAGACGCACCTCCCCATCTTCCGTAAGTCGAGGAAATTGATCTTATCCGGAGAGAGCCTCCGATGATCTTGGCTAGCTCAGGCACGACTTTAGAAATGACTTGAGTCGTGATCGCGGCCTGCTTTTCGGGAGCTAGGTTTGAGATATCAGGGAATGATCCGGGCAGCCTGTTTCCGTACGAGTAGCTTACCTCGGCGTAAATGTGGGACGTGTTCTGAGCCATCGTGCTGGCGATGGTAGATTCAGGCAACCCATACTGGCGAAGCAGTCTCATCCATCCTACGGCTTGCACTTCGGACGGGGTCCAGTTTCCGCCTTCCCAACCAACCTCGTTAAGGTGCTTGGTGAGGTCGTTGCCCCACTCGGAAATTCCTTCGTACTGACCCGAGCTAGGAGATCCCACTTGATCGACACCGAGGGGGATTGGCTTCTTGCCCTGAACTTTGACGCTGATCTTAGACGGCTGAACGACTTCTTTTCCTTTTACCATCGTCGACTTGGTCTGAATCACGTCAATCTTCACGGGTTTTCCGTCGATAAAAAGATCACCCTCTTCAGCCATTTCTTTAAGTCGAGTCAGGGTAGCCTGATCAACGTGACCACTATCACGGCCAGTGTGTACGTCGGCGACAAAAGGTGCTCCCGACTCCAGGCTGTGGCCCATGTAGGTGCGGGTCGAGCGTTGAAATCCAGCGTCTACAAAGTCGGTCAGCTTCTGCCCGAAACCTTTTTTCGGGACCGTGTTGGTTAGAATGCCTTCGATCTTCTCGTCAGCAAGCCCGCCCTTCTTGCCCGTGCTGATTCCGTTGAGTCGGTCTTCAACGCGGAACACGTTGCGGAGAGCACCGGCCGGTGTCTCGTTCTGCTGAGCGCCTAGCCAGGCCATCATCATGGTCGGAGCGTTCTCCTCACCGAAGATGCGCGTAAAATTATCCTTCAGCTCGTTGTACCAATTACGGAAGGAATGGATGTCCTGGTTCGATAGCCACTTCTCGGTCTCTTCGACCCAATCACCATAGGGCTTACCACCGAATTTTTTCTGCGCACCGACAACGATCGGGCGTCCCTGCTTATCCTGGAACTTGGTTAGGGGATTCCTTGCAATACCGGTTCCTTCACGGCGGTTGTTTTTCTGCGAGACGTTCTTGACGTAATTCCCGGCGGCCTCGCGCAGGAAGTCGAGACCAGTCTGGTCGAGTCCAGCTTGGCGCATGATCTCTTCTTTGGGAATGGTGTACTCTCTGCCAGAGTTGGTAAGCGTGAGAATGTGATCGACGGCATGGGCCAGAGCGGAGCTGTCATTAACCCCAAGACCAAACATACTGCGGACGCCTTTGACGAAAGCATTCCAGGCGTTGATTACTTTAGTGGTATTTCCAACTCCCTTGTAAAGCTCGTTCGGGTCTTCGATCTCGATCTTGCGAAGCATGTTCTGGAACGCTTCGTTGGACATGGCGTGAGTAACAAACTCTTCGATGTTGCTCCACCCGTAGTGGTTTAAATCGTCGTTGGTGAGGGCAGCGTCGGCGCGGCGGGTGGCGTCGATCTTTTCGTCAGTTGTGAGACCCTGTTTCTTTGCTTCCTGGAGGGCTCGATCATAGACTTTCTGCAACCCTGTCACAGCGCGTTTCTGAAGAGCTGACAGGGAGTCAAAGTTTTCGGGTTTCAGGAAACCACGGATCAGGGAGTGGAATGCTTCGTGCAGGAGGGTCTCTTCGTCGAGCTTTCCGTCCTTACCGGCAATCACATGGATCTCGTTAGTCTTCGGGTCCCAGTAACCGAGGATTCCGTCTCCGAGGGACTCGTGGAAATTGGTTTTAGAATTTTCGATAGCACCCGACTGAAGGACCATCTTACCGAGAGCCTTGTAGAGCTTGTTCTCGGTCGAGTTGACCATCTTCTGGAGTAGCTTCTTGGTGCTCTCGGTACGGAGGATCGGACCCTCTTTGCCTTGCGGGGCGGAGGGGTTGAAACGGAAACGGCGTTGTTCGTCGTTAACGTTAATCACGTCTCCCGGGAAGTTGTCCCGGCCGATCATCTGGTTAAGAGATTCGGGGCTCCGGAAAGCCTTTGCAATGGGGTCGCGGTCGCTCATTGGGCGGGCCCCGTTGCGGGCTGCCTCAAGCGATTCCTGATTCCCTGCAACAATGGACTTCAGCTCCCTGGAGTCCTCTTGCGAAACTCCGCGATTGGCGATCAAACGGAGTGCGACTGCCATGCGCTTAACGAGATCGTTGTTCTCGTTGCGAACAAAATCCATTGCGTCGGAAATCTGGCTATCGCTATAAGATTTTTGAGTTCCCTCGTAGTCGGCTCCGGTGGCACCCATGTCAGGGCCTTCGGGTTCTTCGGGGGTTTCTTCGCCGGTAGCCTGGGAACGAACTTCGTCCTTCCAGTTTTCTCCGTCGTCGATTATGGCGGGCCCTTCAGATACTGCTTTCTGATTTTCAAACCCCTCGTTATTCCGGGTCTGAGTTTTTCCAGTCGCCTGCGCGTTTAGCTTGACCTTTCCGATCGTGTCGGCGGCAGCTTTTAGAAGCAAATTGGCAACGCTGTAGGGAGTCTCGGCACCAGCGGTAGCTTTTACGCCCTCCTGGCGGCCTTGCCATTTCGCGAGGATTGCCTCGGCCTTGCCTTTGTCGGCGCGGTTCTTGAGATACTTAAAAGTCTCGTAAAGAGCCCCGTTACGGAGGGCCTCTACAGACTCGGGGCCTACGATTGCGGCCCACTTCGGGAATGTGTCTTGAATTGCCTTGTCGAGGTATTCCCAAAGTCCGTTGGTGAAAGGCTGCTGGTCCTCGGGGATTGAATTTGCCAGCTTGACCGAGTCCTCGGGCTTGTAGAGATCTAAGACGTCGGTCTTACCGCCGCGCTCGATGCTGCGCTTGGCGTCGTGGAAAATGGGTTTCCCTTCCTTGTCGACTCGTCCCGTATCAACGGGTTGGATTGCCGGGGTGGGTGCCGGTGCGATGTCCTCGGGGGAGAAAGTGTTGCGGTCGTCAACGGGCTTAACCGGCTCGGCGGGTTGTGAGGCAACAGGGTTTCCTGAAGCATCCAATACAACCGGTTGGCTCGGCTCGGCGGCCGAAGATTCCAAAGGGGCCTCAGGTGCCTGTTCGACGGGAGGAATAACCCCTTCCGAGACGGGCTCAGCGGCCTGTGTGTCAGTCGGGGGCGTAGTAACTTCTTCAGCGGGCTGAGCGCCCCAACGCTGATAAATGTCGTGAACGGCGCTGAGGTTAGTCGGAGTTCCTCGGGTGGCCTCTCCTCGGGGAGATTCACTGACGGGGGTAGGGGTGGGATTCTGGTTAATGTCGGGTCCGACCGGGTATCCTTCTCCGGGTTCCACGGGAGGCACGTACCCTGGCTCCCCGGGCTCCTGATAAGATCTCGTAAATTTGGTGCGATTTTCAGGCTCTGCCTCAGTCTTGGTCTCAGCAGCGGGTTCTTCAGTTGCCTCTTCAGCCGTACGGTCCGTAAGGGCGAGTAGCGCCTTCGCGGTCTCCGGTGCGTCGGCCTGGAGGGCGTTGTCAGAGGCAGCCTTGAGCCTTTCGATTTGCTCGGCGCTCTTTTGCTGATCCTCTTCGGATAGACCCTCTTCCTTTGGCTTGGCTTCGGCCACGGGCTTTTCCCCTGCGACCTTGCCGCCGGGAGTAAGGCCACCCAGAATCGCCATATCACGCATGGAATGCAGGACATCTGAGCCCGTCGGTAGGGGTGTCTCTTCGACGGTCCCGTCTCCGGCGACCGCGTTGATACCCTTACGTGCGGCGTAATCTGCATACGGGAAAGCGGCACCACCAACTCCGCTGAGAGCGGCTTTCTTGGCGGCTTCTCCAAGACCCATCTTGGCGTAATTTCCGATCGACTTAGCGGCCATCCCACCCATGACGCCAGCGTTGCCGATTGCGGCCACATCTTTGTTTTTCTGCTGGGCTTCATTGATGGCCTGGTCGACGCCTGCGACTTGTTCGCCTTTCTTGATTGCTTTGTCGGTCAGTAGGGATCCAGCAGAAAACTCAAGTGCGGGAAGAGCAAACTCGGCACCCAGGGCTAGGGGAACCTTGACATAACTTGGGAGGGGGGCTTTGAGAGCGGCTTGAGCCAGTTTTTGGTTAACACCCCCCATAGCATGGGAGGCAAATTCACCTCCCTTCATGGAACCATACGCTTCAGCGGCGGCGGAACCACCGGCAAGTGCAGCCTGACCGGGGTCAGAGGCAATCTCTTTTCCGGCTCCCTTAACCGTATCCACGGCGCTAGCTAGGACCCCCTTATTGCTTTGGGTGTTTAAGTGGTCCGAGATCTCGTCGACTGAATAGCCCGATTTCCTAGCCCCCTCGACATCAAATCCAGGGTTCTGGGTCGCAAGATAACTCTGGATTTCGTCGTCGGAGTATCCCGCTTGGCGGGCTCCGGCTAGGTCAAAGGCCATGGGTAATTATTTGTTGAAGCTCGAAAGAGGTGCGCGGTTAGCAGGCGGTATATTAACTCCATCCTGGCCTCCCGAGTCAACTCCTTCTTCAGGAGTCTGCTCTCCGAGTTCCGACAACTTGTTGTCCATAATCTTGATCGCCTGGTCGGTGTATTTGAGCCTCTGCTCCATCCCGGCCCTTACCTTTGGATCGATCATGGTCTGCGGATTGAGGAGTGACTTCTGGTAGTTGTAGGCATCACGCATCAACTTCTCTCGGGTGGACACAATGTGTCCGACGTTACGAGTGTTGGCCACTTCCGTTGCGCGGTTGAGGTTGTCGTAGAAGTGGCGATCGGTCTGCGCGAACTTGGCGTAATCGAGAGTCTGATTCGACTGGGCGATGTCCATTTGCTGCGCGGTCTTGTTCGCCTCCATCTCCGGTGCAAACATGGTGAGGGCGTGCTTGTCAGCCTGTGCCTGGAGGGGGTTGCCGTACTGAACAGGTGTCATTGCCATTCCGTAGGCAAGACGATCCGCCGGGTTCAGGGTCTTACCAGCGGAGGCCATACGAAGCTCCTGACGAGCCATGTCCATAATCGGATTGTGGTGGCGAGGATCCGCTTCGGGCAAGAACCTCTCGGCTGACCCGCCTTCGAGTTTTGCGCGAGTCATAGCTGCTGCGGCCACGTCGGAAGCCGCGTTGGCGTTTGCAATAGGATCGGCCGAAGGCCCGACGCCCAGGGCTGATTCCAGATTCCTTTCAGCATGAACCCGGTCGATGAAATTGTGATAACGATCTAGGCTGGCTTTTTCTGCCGCCTCTTTATTTTGCTGAACCCGATAGGAAGCAGCCTCCATCTCGGACAACTGCTTGTCTTCGTCGTCTGCGGGGGTTGCGGGAGCCGCAGGAGTTTGTGCTACTGGAGCCTGGGGGGTTTGCTGAGCAGGCTGTTCGGCCGTCTTGGGTTTGTACCCTGTAAGTTTGTCATAAGCACCCGTGGCAAGTCGCTGTCCTCCATATCCACCAAGTCCTTGAACGATAAAATCAGCGGGTCCGGACTCAATTCCTAGCAGCCCTGCGGCCGTGCGACCGGCCAAACTTCCGGCACCTGCAACGACTCCGCGAAGGGGGTCGCCACTTTCCTTGTAGGCTTCGTATCCGTATAGAGCGTCTCCCACGAGAGGAATGCTCTTCTTTCCGGCTCCCTTGAGAAGGGCACCAATACCTTTGCTTCCTGCGAGGGCCTCGCTTGCGGCGGCTTCCGCTTCGGGGGTTGCGGCTTCAGGTCGAAGCGCAAGAGTGCGATCCGGGTTTGTGTTTACCTCAGGTCCCACCCGGACAAGAGTGCGGTCCGGTTCTGCGGGCATGGTAAACTTTCCTTGGGCGGCACCCTGGGCTTGATCGACTGTTTGACGGGCTTGATTTCGTAGACCCTCAAAAGCCGTTTTACGTTGCTGGCTGGTAGGATAATTTCCTTGAGCGTCGGGTTCACCAGCGGAAATTCTCCTCATCTCTTCCACCTGGTTCTGCATCACGTTGGGCTTCGGAGCGTCCTCAACGATCCCTCCCGACATTTGACTTGCCGAAGAAACGGGCGCAGCCGCAGGCGTAGCGGATGGCTGGCCGATAATGACGGGATCGGCATAAGCGCTACGCTTTACGGGTTCTGCCGCAGATGCGGATGTAGCCGTTCCTGGGGCGTCCTGTTGTTGGAGCCTTTGAAGAGCGGCTTGGTATTTGTCAGAGATGGGTGCGTCGGCCATAAAAAGTTAACCTTGGTTTAACGGTAGAGACCGTTCATGAGCGGGGAATTCAGCTTGAACCCTTCAGGAAGAAATACCTGCGGAGTAACCGTTTGAGGAGGCACTACAGGCATGTTTGGAGTAACCATAGTTCCCTGAGGGTTTTGCTCGGTGGGTGGGGTAATCACTGCGCTAGGAACTGGTGCAACTGGGGCGACCGGTGCGGGCTGAGTCTGATTCTGTCCCCAGTTTGTTCCGAAAACGTAATTCCCCATAGGCTGGAGGATATTGTGGAGTCCCCATCTTCCCGCTACTGCGGCTATATGACCGGCGTCCTGGGCTCCTGCTGCGATGGTCGAAGCCTCTCCGCGAACTAAGTTACCGGCATCCGTCATTAGGGTGTGTTTTCCCGAGCTAGGGTTCCGTAGATCATGCGTAGCACCCGTTAAAGCTGAAGGAAGTTTCCATTGATATCCGGAATCGGGGGGCTTAGGTCCGGAGGATGCGGTATTAACTCCAGGAGAACCCTGAGTCGCCGGAGCGGTAGGATTATGATTAGATTCAACCAAACCCATCTGAGGGGCGCTCTTTACTGGCGCAGCCCCTCCCGCCGGGTTAGCTCCTGCGGCGGCTTCGTTGACTCCGTTAAGAATGCCGTTGGCGGGGGCTACTGAAAGGGATCCGTTAGATCCGGCGACTGGAACGGGACTGGCGGACTGGGCGACCGAACCAGGACGATACGTGGCCTCTCCGAAATTACCGTTGGGCCCCTCAATCCGATGGTGTATGAGGCCAGTGGAATCCATCCACTCCGAACGGTTTTTCTCGCCCTTCACAGCCCCCGCATCACTAAGGCCCTGACGCATGAAAGTGGAAAGTCCCTTTTGGGGAATCTGCCAAGACTTGTTATATCCAGCGACTTCCTCGGGGGTCATGGCTTGAGTTGTAAGAGTCGTGCCACCGGTCCCGGCAGTTCCCGGAGCCCCCGGAGTTGCCTGAGCGGGGCTACCTACCTTGCCGTCTACGGTGCTGCCCGGTCCGGTTCCATAAGCGGTTCCGTTTTTCTTGTTGTAGTCAGCGATTGCTTGATCGGGATTCTGGGCCATAGGGGTGTGGGGTTAGTAACGGGCTGGGATGCGCATCGAGGATGCGATAGGGTTCATTTGAAGAGTGATCACGGGGTCTCCCATGTCCTCTTTCAACTCAGCATTCAGAAGCTGAAGGGCTTTGTTGAAATACTCTTCGGCACGCTCGATGTCGTTTTTATCTTCATACTGAAGAGCCATGAGGGTAAGTTTCAAAGCGCCTTCGTTGGTCGGCACTATCACGGTTTCGTCGTCCGGGCCGTTAACAAGCTCCACGTAGCGACGCTTGCAGAGGCAGTTGACTCGGGTAGAAAACTCAGACGATCCCAACTTGTATCGCTTGTAGTTTGGAACGGTTTCCGTAGCCTCATAATCAGCGATCAGGCTTTTCTGAGTGAGGTCGTCCGGGTTTACCGCAAAAAGGTTTATGGTACCCTGCGACACTGGTTTATGGATCTCTGTGATCTTGCCCCAGGTGACGGGATTGTACGTGACGTTCAGCGGCACGGTACGGTAAGCGTCTCCGTTTGAGTCAAATACGTCGTTTCCGTATTGATCCAGACCGCGAACTTTGATCGTCAGAGAGGTGTCGTCCGGGTCGGTGCTTTCAAATCTGATAAAGAAAGGCTTGGTGGGGTCGGTATAAACAGGATACCCGTCACCCATATCCACGGCCATCTGCATCGAGGTGCCGGGAGAAAGCTGTCCATTTCCTCCGGCAATGTACTCTTGCCAACGGGGAAAAACCAATCTTGGGATGGCGGGAAGCCCGGATGCCCCGAACTGAATCCCGCAAACGGACTGAAATTGCCGGGGTAGAGTGAGGTACTGGACCGGCTCGTCTGGGAACCAATTTCCGCTTGGGACGTTGTTAAACGAAACGGTGGCCATCAGGCCCTTCCACTTTCCGGAGTTATAGATTCGCTCTAGGGCGGAGTTGATTCGTTCCGTCACGACGGCCGAATCCAACGTCGGGGAGACGTACTTGTAGAGCTTGATTCTGGCTTGAGAAAGGGTTAGTGGCATCTGGAAAGGGTTGAGGTTAAACGGAAATCACCAGCCCTTTACCAGAAGGCTATCGTGGGAGAATGTGCAGGGAAAGCGTGTCATCTGTCAAGATTTAATTACGGTATATTACAAAGGGGTAGCGTTGGCATCTTTTTCTGAAAGAATGGGGTCTACCTCAAGGGGCCAGGGGATACCGCAAGAATCCCACCTGACGCATCTCTCGTCTGACTCAACTCTTGGATAATCTACGCAATAAATCACCTTTGCCATATCCGATACCGCTAGAAAACCATGAGCAAATCCCCGTGGTACTACCAACTTCTCACTAGTTCCTTCACTTAAATAACGCCATCCGGCCTTACCGAAAGTCTTAGAATACGGCCTGACGTCCACCCAAGCGTCGAATATCTCTCCTGAAAGAACCAGGATTTCTTTTTTCTGGGGGTATTCCTCTTGGTAGTGCATACCCCTCAACACGTTTTTCTTCGATACCGAAACATTGGTTTGGCTAAACCCACTCGAAGAACCGACCTCCGAGAAGTATCCCCTTGAGTCGTAAAACTTTTTTACGATTTCGACCACAGGACCGGATGATTTGTCAAAGTTCATTGGTCGTAGCTTGTTCGAGAGGGTGACGGAGGTAATCTTTTAGGATTTTAATCAAATTAAACGCCAGTCTCATACGAGATCTGCTGCCTCCCGAAAAATGTAGAAAACTAACGTCATCAAAACATTTTGGATACTCCTCATGAAATTCGCTGTGATTAAAAATCCGAGTCATTTTTCGCGAACAATCTTTCTTTTCTACTCTATTCTTGTTCATGACGTATCCAAAGAAAGCATCCTCAGATCTCATTTTGGTATCTAGGGAATAGATAAGATCAACGTCCAGAACTAGGTCCTTCCATACCCTGGCTCGGGTAAAATAAGTTCCCCCCTCGAAATAGCTGTTCGGGATATCCGCAATGAAATCTCTCCAAGATACACTTTCGCCCACGTACTCGGCATCGCCCCCAAGGAAACGCACAAAATCCAAATTTAAAACCAACATATCTACGTCAATCTTTTGAATCCAATCCGAAGTATCAGATAATTCTGAAAGCATTTTGAAAGCAAAGTATTCGTTTTTAATTAGAGCCATACCGTTGCGTTTTACCTTTCCGTGTTGCGAAATTACTATTTCCACGGGGATTCCCAGTTCCATTAGATCAGAAAGCTGAATCTCTGAAAGCGGCCTATCTGGATTTACGAAAATCCAGAACTTATCAACAAACTTGTGGTAATCTAAATACTTCCAAGTTTCCAACGACATTAAGAGATATTGAAATACCCCTCCGTCGGCTATGTAAAAGGGGACAATCTTCACCGTCCCAGTATTTCTGTTAGGTATTCTTCAATAGACCTACCCATCGCGTCAGGAGTAAATCTATCCAACCTCCCTACAGGCTTTCTATTTTTGCGGTAAGAGCTTTCTACTATTTGGAAAAACAGTTCCGTTAGGTCTCCCAGTCTAAAAAACAAAGCATCCGGAAAAACTTTACGATAGGAACCTACGTCCGATAACAAAAGTGGAAGCTCACAGAGAGACGCTTCGATAGCCGTAAGATCAAACCCTTGATTGCGAGCGGTTAGATTCAGGTATAGATCCATCGCCGAATAGTAATCAGCCATTTTATCAGGAGGCTCCGAAGGTCTGAATATGACTTTGGGATGTCGAAACAGTTCCCCTGAAAAGGGTCCCGATCCAACGGCCAGGATCACTACGTGAGCCGGTAGTAGATCGAGCAAAGGCAGAAGCTGGCCTATCCCTTTATCTGGAACAAGCCTCCCCACTATACCCACGCAAAACTGATCTGGTTTTATGCCCAACTCATTCCTCATGTAAGTGGGATCTTTGGGATATACTCCCCCTCTACCCGCCGGAATCACCCTTATACGATTCGGATCTCCGCCATTATCTACGATAAGATCAGCTTCGTGCGGAGCGATAGCAATGTGCCAGGGGTAGTTTAAAATATCGGTGTCGAATTTCTTGTCCTCGCAGGGAATTCCCAGTTTACGTAGGTTCAACGCATCTTGCTGACTTCCGATCCCGTGCCAATGCGCTACAACGGGAATGTCACCTCCTAGGTGACGTCTACCCGCCGAAGAATGTGAGTAGACCAAATCAAACCCTCCAATCTGAAGGAACTTTTCAAAAGACTTATCGAAGTACTCGGTAGAATACTTACCCTTGGGACTGTCCGAAAAATGAATTACTAGGTTTCCGTCAAACCGCTCCCGCAGTGACTGATTATCGCAACTCGTTGTAAAAACGTGAACTTCGTGGCCCAAGTTAGCCAGAACGTTTGCCGTATCTCTGGCGGCAACTTGCATACCCCCGAGTCCGTGATCAGTCCATACCCTGCAATACATAGCAATCTTCATAAACGATTACAGGAGTGATTTTATTTTTGTGGCTATGTCTGCCACATCCACTTCTATGGAGGTCGAGTTCTTATCAGCAATTTTTATTCCTGAGGGAATCGCTTGACTAGCTGAATACTTCAGTCCGAAAACCTCAGCCATCCTCCGATATCCTCCCCAAGAAATGCCGTGCGGATTCATTTCAATCACTAAAGACCCGGGTTGCATAAAAATCATATTCGTCAGTCCTGCTCCGTGCGCCCCGATTAACAACACTGAATCTTTTGCCTGTTGCATCTGCTGATCAAAGCTCAGTTCTTCAGCCACCATTATTTCCACTGGATATCCCAGGGACGCCATATAATCTAAAAGTACACTTTGGTTTGACAGTTTTCGTGTACTTGTTCTTTCGATTAAAGTTATTATTTCTCTTTTCCTCGTCACCCCCTCGGAAATTTTTCTCATTACGGGACGCATAGCATCGGATACCCCTCCCGCTCTAGGTACTACCACTGAATTAGATTTATAAAGTGGTCGGTTAACCTTATCGGCATACTTTAACATTACGTCCTTAAAGTCTCCTCCGTAGCAAATTTCGTCACCCGGGACATAGAGTTTGTGAAACTCCGGCATATATTCGGCCATAAAATGATAATAATTCTGTATGTGACTGCCTACAAAAAGGAGGGATTTCATAAATTTGTTTGGCACCACTCTACCGCTTTTTGACGGTACTTCCAGTGCTCTGGGTGTTTGTGAATCGCGTACGGTGCAGGCAGAGGTAGATAGGGAACCGGGTAAGCAAAACCCCCTTTGGTGATTCCGGATAAAAGAATGTCCTCCCCGTTTCCCACAGGAACTCCCCCAACAAATTCCTGGAATGCATTGAAATGTTGTAATGCTTTAGCGCAGATCGATGGAGACGTGATCATCCCACGGGTCAGTACTACCTGGCATTTACCAAAGCAATCTTCACCGTATTTCCCCCCTACAATTCTTCTACCCTCTATACTGTGGGGTTTTCCCGAATTAGACTTCCACATCCCATAGAGAAATTGAACCGAACTTTCCGGAATCTCCAGATCGTCGTCCGCAATTAAAACAGCGGGGGTGCGGCAAAGAGACGCTACAGCAAACCTACTAAAAAGTCCTAAATCTTCGGAAGAGGATATACAAACAGCCCCCTCGGGAAACACGGGGTCGCCGTTGTTAACCACATACACTTTTGAAAACTTACCGTAGTGAGCCGATAATCGGATCACGTTGTCGGGCCGTTTCCAATTAAGGATTACAGTTGATAGGGATGATGGGTTCAAGGTCTAGGTGAGATTTGCTGAAATTGATGTTCACTCTTGCAGATCCCCAACCGGTTAGGTTGGCTATAAACTTCCCATTGCTTAAATTGTCTAGGCTCAGGTTTTGGTTTTGGCACTTGAGGTCCAGCCAGCTTTTATATCCGGTATTGGCGGCTTTATCCGCGTAATTATTTGGAACTGGAGATAAATAGTTAAAATCGACTATCTGATTTATGCTTATCCCAGATAGAGCCGCGCGGGCTAAAATATCACTGTCTTGATAACCGTGCGGTAGAAAGGATTCATCGTAGCCCCCCAAAGCGTAAAACCATTCTTTGGCCATGCCTATTCTACCAAAAGTTCCATCGTGTACGTCAGCGTATAGATGAGCTACCTTTCGGTCGCCGTCGATCAAGTGTTCGTCCAATAGAACCCGCACTCCCTGTAGGTAATTGTCTGCGTCAAGATTCATCAAAAAAGGTGCGTCTGCCATCCGGTGAGCTAAGTTCTTCGCTTTAGAACAATCGTAAACCGAGACGTCCTGAACTTTAACGATCTTAATTTGCCCGTTTGAAAGCAGGTTTTTTATTCCGGGATAGTGGTAAAGATACTTTTCCAAACCATCAGAGCTTCCATAATCAACGATCACGAGTTGCTCGTCATCTTTTAAAAGGCTGAGATTAACTGGGAATGTAAAAGCAAACTGCCACAGACGATTCATTATCTGAGTGCAGTACGAAACCTTTGGGGTGAAAGCTACCATTTGCCTAGGGGACAGGAAGCAGTAGCTAGTTTTAATTTGATAAGCGTAGAGCACCCACACTCAAGGCACTTTCCGGTATTGCTAAAAGCGGTAGGGTCAAATTTATCACACCCCCGGCAAGTCGCATTTCTTTTATCCAGGGTAGTTTCGTCCACTACCGGAAAACCCTCTTTAGCCCATTCCGAAAGGGATTTGGTAAAATCAACCGCTTTTGAGAAGGGCTGTTTAAGTAATTCCTCCCGCTTTTTCTGTATTTCCTGCCTTCCCCGCAAGAAGGGGGGTACATATTGATTGTTGTCAGATTCGCTCATGTTACAGCAAGATTTCACATTAACCACCTTCTTGTTCGACACCGCCATTATTCCAACCGTAATCAATGCAGTTGTCATCGTCTGCCAAGGTCACAGTTATCGTTACACTGGGGGGGGTAACCTGATCGTTTCCATCGTCTCCTCGAGTGTCGTAGTAAAGAGGTATTTCTTTACCGAAAAAAGTTAACGTGCCCGCCGATTCCCAATCAGAAAGGGGGGATGAGACTAAAGAAGTTTGATTAGTTGGATCGGACATAACTAATGAACTGCTCCACCGCAAGTATATTTGTTACCCGGGTTACCATACGCCTGTGAATTGCATCCTATTGAAGGATAGTACTCACCATTATATACAAGTACTGGACTAAACCCAACATTGATGCCTAGCCACGCCATTACCGAATAAGCACCATCAGTTCCCTTGTTAAGTGTGTCGTGTAAAACAAGTGCGGGATTACCGCTATAGTAGTAAAAATTACCATACTGATTGAGGCCGTAATTTGCTGAAAACGCAGCTTCTGGGTTCGCGCAAACCTTTAATGGAAATAAATTGTCATCGTCCGATAAATCCAAATGCGTAATGTGGTCATAAGGTTTGTAATCTTGGACGTTTCCTTGAGAATCAAATTTTTCGGTTTCTGATCCTGTGACCCTCCCCACGTATGAGCCGTAGAAGTAACTGTAGCTTTCATCTACGTAGACGTAAAAAGTGTCTTCGGCTGAATTATATGTACTGGGAGGATCTACAATTTCATAACAACTTCCCCACGATTGAGTAGAGTATTTAGACCCGGGAGTCCCTGAGTCAATGGTAACCTTATATTGTTTAGCTCTCCAATAAAGCTGCATAAGTTCTTCAAGGCTAAACCCCACCGGATAAGCGGTTCCGTCTCCGACTACCGAAACCATTTCACTAGAAGATTTAGATGGATTACTTTGATAAAGAGTGGTTCCATCCCACCACTCGACCTTTTCCCCATCTTCCGCGTATTCTGTAATACAGTTCGGGGGAGGTAGGTACCCTTTTGTATATGTAAGAGAAATAGCCATTAGTAGGGAATTGGGTAGTTGGCTGCCTTGCCGCCAATGCAAATAGAACTCATCACTAGATTTGTTGTGACATACTGCTCGGGGAAACCCCCAACTATCTTGGCCAAGGCTATCCTCGCTTTGTTCTGTTTCTTCGGACTACCTCCATCGTCTTCCACGTAAGAACCCGTAGTCCAGGCATTCGCCGTACCGTTAAATGAACTGTCGCATTTAATGTTGGCTGAAGTGACGCTTCCATCACTTGTGCTGATTCCCAACTCTAAATAGACATAATTTCCGTCTGTAGCGGATACCCATCCGTTAATTCCACTGGAGTTTCGGCTGGGGGGAGTTGGGTTTTGAGTACCTCCTGAAGGGGCACTCGGTGCAGTACCCGGGGTTCCCCCAGATCCTCCCCCTCCGGTGTTAGTATCGGTGGGGGTAGATAGGAGTCCGGTAATAGATTGAGTGTCCCCCGGTTTTAGCGATTTAAAAAGATGCGAATAGTAGACCACCCCAACTTGTGCGCTCCCGTTGGTTTCTTTCCGCATGATTACTTTGAAAGGGTGCGTAAAGGCGTCGTAATACTCGTCAGCGTTTCTAGGTACTCCGCTGCTGGCGGGCAAATTGGCAACGCTTTGAAAAGCGGCTAGAACCTTCTTTCTACCATCCGCTCTCGTCAACAATACTGGGATATACTTATCTCCCAGTTTGGACATCGTAAATGCAGCAAGGGCTTCTTTTCTCTTTTCAGGATCAGTAATCGCATTGATCCTGGAGTTCTCCGCCAATCTTTCTTGGTAATCCTTTTGACTTTCACCATTGTGCCGATACTGGTCGGCCATCCGGGCTTTGCCAGTTTCGTACTCTTTATCCGACATACTACTGACCTTGGAGGCGTTTACCTCCATCTGATCGTCATACGATTTGGTGGCTTGAGCCTTTGCTTCCTCGGAGGAAACCTTGCCGCCAGAGTCTTTCTGAATCTGATTCGCTATTGCTTTAATCGTGTCTTCTTTGGACATCGGAGTAGAACTAGTTCCTAGATACGTAGCAAAATCCGAAGAAGTCTTCTGCTCTAATGCCACCCGGGTTCTATAATCTTCCGGCATCTCCATCGGAGTAGAAACCGAAACTCCCATCGACCCCGAAGCAGGTTTAGCGGCCGGTAATGGGAAATCTACCTTGCCGCCGGAAACGTCCGCAGGCTGACCAGCTACGGTTACGTTGTTCTTTACAAAATCTTTGATGGTATTGACTACAGACTCCTGGGTAACTGGTTGCGTCGGAACCCCAGATAACTGCGGCATCGGAGGGGGTGCCACATATTCTGATTTCGGTAAAGACGGAGAATTGGAGGGCTGCTGAGTAAGGGTTACCGGATCAGCAGGCGAGTTCTTCGTCAGAGGTACGTTGGGTACCGGTGGCGGGTTAGGGGGCAGGTTGGATTTAGGAGTCTCGTCACTCATACAAACTTGTGCCAGTTAAAGACACTTCCCCATGCTCCCTCGATCAGATGACCAAAAGATAGGGGGTGATCTGCGCGGGATTCTTTAAGGAAGGCTTCGTAAGTAGACTTGGGGCTAGCTAGAATGGTTTCTTTGCTGACAAAGAACTGAGCCCCAATGTTTCCGGGAACCCCGGGAGGTACTTTGTCTTCGCTTCCGAAAACTCGGATAAACACATCCATAATAGGACCCATAGGCTTTTGTGACATCCAAAGGGGGAAAGCACCCATACCGCCGACATACCTCAAAGGTTCTGAGGGTATGAAGTTTTCGGTCAAGATGTCGATGACATCACGTGCGCTGTGATCAAAGGGCATCCCTTGAAAGAAAATTGTATAGTCCGAGTGATCCCCGTAATGATCTACGAGATGCTGAAAATACTGGCCCGCCTCACGACCGCCGTTAGGGACCATGACGGGTTTTACGTCGGTCTGGAATTCGGTACGGTCTTCTTTAGCGCAATAAAGAAATACCCGCCAATGAGAGGGTATCCACTTCATCCACGATAGATTCTCGCCGTACGAGGCAATCACCAAATCAATACTGGGTTTCATAAATTTGAAATCAGACGGTCTTTTGCAATAGGACTTCGGCTTTTTCGGTTACCCATACCCCATATTTCCAATGCTCACTGCTTCGGCTTCCAACCTCAATCCAGTTGCCCCAGGGCAGATCGGAATTGGAAGTTGCGGGTATGGTGACGGAAACCGAATTTACGTAGGGAGAGGTGAGCTGAATCTCGGGGCGAAGGCACTTGGGTAGCTGAATTGAAAGTAGGTTTTTTCCGGTTGTATATCCGGCGGAACTAGAAGAATAACTACTTGTTCCACTAGAAGTCGAGCTACTCGTTCCGCTAGAAGTAGAACTGCTAGTTCCACTAGTTGTGGAGCTGCTTGTACCGCTAGTCGTGGAGCTACTGGTTCCGCTAGAGGTTGAGCTATTGGTACCACTCGTCGTTGAACTGCTTGTGCCGCTAGACGTTGAACTGCTGGTTCCGCTGGTTGTAGAACTGCTGGTTCCGCTGGTTGTAGAACTGCTCGTGCCGCTAGTCGTGGAGCTACTGGTACCACTGGTTGTAGAACTGCTTGTACCACTCTGGGTGGAACTGCTAGTTCCGCTCTGGGTAGAACTACTGGTTCCGCTTTGATGTGAACTGCTTGTACCGCTAGTCGTGGAGCTGCTGGTTCCACTTTGAGTTGCACTATTTGTGCCGCTCTGGGTAGAACTACTGGTTCCGCTGGTCATAGAGCTGTGAGTTCCACTTCCCGACGAAGTATCGTTTGAAGAACTACCACTGTTAGTAACCCTACTTGTAACCGGGTCGCTGGTGAGTACTGCCCCGGCTCCATCATGAGTCCACGTAGTTTCCGAAGAGGAAGCACCCTTTCCGGAAATTCCGCTTTGACTGGAGCTGCTAGTACCGCTGCTAGTAGAGCTGTTTGTTCCGCTCTGAGTAGAGCTGCTGGTACCGCTGCTAGATGAACTACTGGTTCCGCTCTGGGTAGAGCTGCTGGCACCGCTTTGGGTGGAGCTGTTGGTTCCGCTAGTCGTAGAACTGCTGGTAGCGCTTTGAACAGAGCTACTAGTTCCGCTTTGGGTGGAACTGCTGGTTCCGCTTTGGGTGGAACTGCTGGTTCCGCTTTGGGTAGAGCTACTGGTTCCGCTTTGGGTGGAACTGCTGGTTCCGCTTTGGGTGGAACTGCTGGTTCCGCTTTGGGTAGAGCTACTGGTTCCGCTTTGAGTGGAACTGCTAGTTCCGCTCTGGTGAGAACTGCTAGTTCCGCTTTGAACAGAGCTGCTGGTGCCGCTGCTGGTAGAACTGTTGGTTCCGGTTTGCGAAGAGGTATTGGAACCACTTCCAGAGGAAGTGCTTTGAATGAAACGGGTCGAAGTATACTCGATAACCGCGTTAAAGGGTTGTGGGCTTAAAAGGTAATCGAGAGTAACAGACTCCTCAGTCGGGGGGCCAAAGGTGAAGGTCCTGGTGTACCTGGCTTTAAGGGGTCCGATTGGAGCTTCCTCGAAATGGGGGACGAAAGCCAACTGCTCCGAACCGACCAGTTCGGCGGAAACAAGGATCGGGGGAAGATCAGGCGCTGAACGACGCCCGTACCAGACCTGAGGCTCGGGCAGGGCAGGTAGAATACTAGTAAGACGGGTGCTTTGGAGGGTATCGACCGGGTCGATATCGGAAGAACGGATGGATCCGTCTTGAGCGCGAATCACACTCGGTCCGACTCCTGCGGGAACCGTCTGCTTCTCTACAAGAACGGGAATGCCATACCGGGCGTCTACCTGACCCCCGTAAATCGTAGGGCCGGGCAGAGTGATATAGACTCTGGTAACTTTGATGTACTGGCTATCGAGCGATTTGTCGTCTGCGTCGGACTCGTCTTTGTAGCGGGTAACCTCCTCTGTATTGAGGACTACGTCGTTTCCATTAGGGGCCGTAGGGAAGAGGGGGTCAACAGAACCTTTCCCAAGCGGTACGTACCCGGCCCGGGGAATGGTATAAGTACGGATGTAGGACGGGAAATTGGGGTCGGACCCAGCATACTTGATCGCGTAATTGTAAGAATCCTGATTGTCGCGGTCCGTAGCGTAGACCCGGCGGATCCACATGAAGTTCTGCTCCTGGTCGAGCGGGGTCTGATAAACCAGCTTGAGGCCGGGGAAAGAAATTTGGTCAGGATGAAGGTCTCCGTATGATAGTGTTACGTAACCAGGAACGCGGGTATCCACGTCCTGGACCACCATCAAATCTTGTACGTTGGGTGTAGGGTAACTGATTACCGGGATTTCCGGTGACAGAGCGCGGGGTGAAGGTTGTTTAGAAGCGGCCATCAGTCTTCCTCCTCAGTATGTCGTTTACGTTTGCCGTTCTTCGGAGCGTGCCGAAGGGTGAATTTACCGCTTCCGGGGTCACTTTGCTCTCCGGACAAACAAATCTCGCAGAGCCCGTTGTAAATAGCGGGCTCTTCGTCACAGAGGCGACAGAGTTGTTCATCGTGGTTGTAGTGCATTGGAGACGCGGTATATTATTGACGTCAAGTCAAGATGTCTAGCCCAAGAAATTTAGCCTCGTCATAAATCCGGGCCTTCCAGCCGGAAAGATACTCTTTAGAAGCCGGGCGGTGCTGAACAATAAGATCGAAGACATGGAGTTCGTCTTTCAGATAACCCTCCGGTGTCTTCTGACGGTTGCGAATCAGGTTAGCCTGATTACGACCGCTCATAGTGGCGCAGTTGAAGTAGATCTCCCCGTACTTAGCGGGCATCAGTTCAATCCGGTCATAGCACCAGTGCTTCCAGTAGATGGCGATAGCCTGGTCATAGGTGAGATCAGCAATCTGCTGCTCAGTAAGTTTCCACGGGGCTTCCTTGTGCTCCCCATAATCGAGACCAAATTTAGTGGTTCCTCCCGGGTCGTTTGGGTCACGCTCTACACGGGCATGGGCATAGTCGCCGTAGTGACCTTTTTCAAACTCAGTCTCGTGTTTGAGAACAAAAGGGATAAAAGAGTTAAATCGTGAGGTCACGGGATAGAAAATCCTTGGGAGATCTCCGCCCTGGGACGAAGACCTCCGTGGTGGTAGGGCTCTGCAAACCGGAAGAAAGGTCTAGGTTGCCAATCGGCTGGTTACTGGACACGTCTAAAGAATTGCTCTGGTCCAAACTGCGGACCTGCTGCTCGACTTCAGAGATTACGTTTTGGGCTTGGCTAGTTCCCATCTTCCACTCGTAGACGAGCTTTCCAGTAACCATAAAAATGATGATTGCTCCGATAACGTAAAAGGCGTTTGTCGTAATGGAGACAAACCCGGCTAGGGCGGGAGTGGGAAGGGTATAGAGGTGGCAAACAGCCCATCTCCAGCTTCCCTCAATGACGAGTACCCCCGTGACGGAAAGCACCAACCTCTGCCAAGTCGGGGGCAGTTTATCAGCTACTTTGTTGGGAGAGGGTAGTGGAGGCATGACTAGAGATAGCGAACCCAGGTAAAAATAACGAGAAACACAAACCCTGCGACTACGGCCCTTCCCGCTAGGAAATAAACAGCGGTCTGAGGGTTTACGTAAGGTATAAGCAAGCCCAAGAGTACAAAAGCAAGCCAAGCTGCAACAGAAGCCAGAAGAATCCCCAATAGATTGAGTTTCTTCTGATATTTACTAATAGCCTTCTCCTTCTCGATTATCTTTGCATCTTTAGTCTCAGAATCAGATTTCCACCAGTCACGCTCCCCGGCCAGCTTGTCAGCCTGAAACTGAACAAAAGATAGTTTTTGCTGAGTGCTTGCCACCTCCACTCTTCCCGACTGAGCGATCTGGCGGATAAGTTTCCTATCGTTTTCTTTCTGAATCTTCTGGAAATCAGAGTCGATGTTGGTCAAACCCTGCGACACTGGTGCCGTGTCAATCGAAGTCTGGCTCTTGTGAGCACAGCTACAGAGTAACAGGGTGGCAAAGGAAATAAGGGTTAATTTTAGCATATACGGTTAATGTTAAGTGAATAGCATGGTTGAGTTACTTTGAGTGAAACTCCAACCGGAGTATTGTTTAAAATTGATAACGTCGTTTGCGAGCGCAATACCCAATATGTTACCGCCGGGAGGTATAAGTAACTCCTACTTCCGCCAATAAAGGGGCTCCGGAGAACCTTCGGATCTCACAAAAGAAATGGCACGAGGTCAGATCAACTGAGGTTGAGCTAATAGGTAGAAACGCCGAAAAATCGACGCCCTGTTTAATGTTGGGGAAGTCTTGCTTTAAGATCATTTTACGGGAGGGTGCTCGGAAACAAGGTGATCCTCGATCCGTTTAGTGCGGTCGTTGATTTGAGCCAACGTAGCCATGGCTCCAGCAAGAAGCTCGCGACGTTGAGCGGAGTCCTGCTGAATGGTTTCAATCACGCGATCCTGATCGCGGTCGTGGATCTCCAAGCGAGTAACACGCTCAGGGATAACTGCCCAAAATGACACGAACCCTAAAAGGGCGACGACGCCGGTAAGAGATCCTACAATAGAATAAAACTCTTTCTTCGGCATTGTTACTGTGGCTTCTCCTGCGGTATCGGTTCCTGTAGTCATAGTTGGGTAGTTGTTTAGGATACCCGGCTCAGTAGTTTCCCACTGAACCGGGATATCTCATCGGGGTTACTTGCTGAAGCGGATGTTCAGCACGCCGGAGCCATCGGGCTGGACGTTGATCGCAACAGCGACTGCGTCGGCGAGGGAGGACTCGCTAGCCGGAAGGGTGAGAAGCGGGGTGAGCGCAGCCTTGACGGCGGCGACATCAGCAGCTTCGAGCTTGGCGGTGGCGACGATGGGTTGGGTTTGGAGGGCGATTGCCATTGTTGTGTTTGTCCGGTTTGGTCAGTTGGACTCTTCTGGTTTCCCCTAGACGGGTTCCGATTGCCCACCAACTGCGCTGTTGATCGGGGTTTCGGGTTGTCCGTCGACGGGTGAAAAGGTTGAGACGCGGGAATCTGCGACTGCGTAAAGGGGGTGCCATCCGGGTTTCCAGCAAGCCATATCTCGGGGCATAAGGATCTTGTCAGCTTTGCCAGTCCAAGCGGCCCACCAGGAGAAGGTGGAGGGAGAGCACACCAGTGTTTTAGCGTTATACAGGGTGCGGTAATCATGCAAAGAATCCCCGGTCGCCGCTAAAGAGCAGCCGGGAACGAGTTGTAGAAACTTCGCTACGCGAGGGCTGGATGGTTCGTCGGTAAGTAAATAACACTCATCAGACCCCAAAGACCTAGCGGCAGAAGCGATTGTTTCGATGGGGTAAGCGTGCTCCTCAATAGTCTTAGGAGAACCGCTAAAGTAATCCCCCAACCGCAAATGGATAACTGGGACCTCGGTAACGAAATACTTCCCATCGTCGGGGGTCAGCTTGGAGGAGATAAGATCTTTGTATGGAGAATAGTATTCGGGACAGTGAGGCCACCCGGTAACTATGAGATCAGAAGACTTGGCAAGCTCGGCCACTTTTTCAACACCTTGGGCTCTTAGCAAATCTTCAGTGACCCCAATAGCCTTGGGCGAAATAGAGGGAGTAGCGTACCCTTTGGTACCAGAGAACCCCTCGATAGGAAACGTTGCCAGGGCAGATCCACTCAAATGCGAAAGAACCAGCCCCAGAGCAAACTGGAAAAGCCGATTACCTAAGCGACCTGTGTAGTGAACGTGAATCATGCGTCGTAAGTAATAGTGTCCGAGTTATTTCGGGCAGCGTGCAGTGAACCCGTGCGATCCGAGACCGATTCCGCCGTGGTAAATGGCAGAACCGCAGGGCGATAGAGGCTCAAGCCGCAGGATCGCAAGGAAGACATAAGTACGGACTCATAGCAAAGTCCGACTGATCCATCCGTTGCTTTGCCGACTTGAGAAGTGGCCAGAATACGCCATGCGTTGAGCATGAAGGCGGATTTCTTGAGGACTGGCAGGTAGATCACCGCCTGGGAACCAAAGAAAGGCTTGTCAATCGCAGTCCAATCTCCCTTGGACTCAGTCAGTCCGTCGCCGCCAAGAATGATTGCTCCGCAGTCCTTGGGGATTTGTGAGGATTGAGAGAACTGCTGCCAGAGTGAGGGATCGAGAACCGCATCATCCTCTAAAACAAGTAGGGGTTCATTATCGGGTAGATCCGTAAGAATTGCGTTAAGATGGGAAGCGGAGCAGCCTACAATCGCCTGCTCATACGGAAGATTATTGCGCGGGGGGACGACCGCTTCGGTAATCTTAATACCCTTAAAAAACCTCATCAAAGGAAGCAGAAACTGCTCTCTATCGGTACGTTCGGATCGGTGGATGATAACTGTTTTCATAGTTCGGACTGTTTCAAGACGCAGTTAATAGCATTTAATTTTACGGGATTTCCCATCAAGTAATTGGCGTGGAACACAACCGTACCTTCTGGAACCGCAAAAAACTCGGGAACGAAGAACGGAATCAAGTGATCCTGGCGAAAGCCCAAGCTGTACACTTTCGGTGAGAAGAAAACTGAGCCCTCTCCCTCACCATACTGGACAACTTTATTGGCCGCCTCTTGATCCGTGAGATTCTCACTTTCGGCCAAATCCAAAACATTTTTCAAAAGCTGTTTGGTAGAAAAGTTTACTTTGGCGGCAAAGAAACCCATGCAGACCGTACCCCTATCGTTTTGAAATTTAATATCTACCCCATTTAGTTCGTCGGTAATGAAGGGAAGTAACGGTTTTAAGAAAATCACATCCACATCTGAATAGATAAAGATTTCTCCTTCGTTCATGCTTTCCATTTGATCCAAAACACGAGACAGCTTGGTTCTAGAAGTTTTTGCCCACCCGGGGCTATTGAAAAATGCCGAGGGACATTCCTGGGGAATCTCCTGTTGCACAAGCTCGATTCCATCGTTCTGCGGAAAGGTCTTCAAGAAGGCTTCCAGAAACGCCTTATGGGAATCAGAATAGACTGTTAAAAGTTTAACGCTCATTTTCGGAATAAATGTTTTTCACGATTGCTGTGTCGTAAACGGCTGGGGTCGTAAACAAATGGGATGAAATGATGTCGTTGTACGGGGCGGGATGGGTCGGGTATTCCGCGTATCGGGAATCGGAATGCAAAATGATCCCGTTAGAGGCCATCAGAGTAGAAACCCACCTGTCGTCAGCCCAATCGGTAACCTCGCTTTCAGCTATCAATTTGGCGGCTTTGGGGCCTACCCAGTATCCGGCACCGCCTCTGGCACCAGTAGTCGTCACCGGAGACCACGGGGGGAGCCATGAGTATGATTTCCCGGTATACTCGTGATCCTGATACCCGCTAAACGCCAAACGGAGGGCGTCGAAATAAGGGTCCGAGTAGCACACGAAAACGTAATCATACCCGTTCTCAATAGCCCATTTGACCTTCTCCTTGGTCTTATAGGCTACGTAAGGATATGAATCCGGAACTGGCAGTTCTACCACGTCATCCGCTGGGGGGACTTCACCGACAAATTCACCCTGTTTGTGGGGTAGGAAGTATTGACTCAGGGGTACAGGTAACTCCGTCTTGGAAGCATTCGGGCTACCCACAAATATGCGGTAATCCAATCCTTCGAGGCCGGAAACGTCCTTTAAGAACGTATCGCGGCACACTTGGTTGAACCCGTTATGCTCAAACAGCCTACAGCTACTTATTGCGATGAGCGATTTCATGGTCACGCAATCTGGGTTCCGTTCCAGTAAAGGTTGGTTCCATCGGAGGTTAATGCGCCTCCTTGAAGGAACTGAACTTGTCCGAATATACCCGCGTAATACCCCCAGACAGCCGGATAATTGGGATCACCGTTAAGGTTTCCCATCCCCCACGTGGACTGGTTAAACGAACTCGGGAACAAACCAACTGTGTCTGGCCCAGATGCTACACTATTAGAAGAAATCTGAACCGCGCCGTTGGAGAAAGACGCGGAGCCGTCTGCATTTAGATAGCCAAAAGCATATCCCCAAGAAAGCCATCCTTGGTAGCCCATGCTGATTGCGGGTAAATCATAATCGTTAGAAGGATTCCCCCAGCTAATTTGGCCGCTTTCGCCATTGTATTGATCGAGATGTGCCTTCCAAAGGCCCAACTTCATGCCGTTGCTCCAGAAGGAGCCGTCTGCATTGATTGAAGCAATCGGGAAAGCATAATTATTCGCCCACGTCCCGATTTTGATGCTACCATCAGAAGCAAGTTGGCTTGGACCGTTGGGCGCATACGGGCCTGTATTGCTAGAATTTACTGCTCCTGCCCAATCAATCGACCCATCGGGGTTGAGGGAAAGATTATCACATCCGGAGGGACCTGCGTATCCGGAAATACTAGATGTACAAGTAAGTGCGCCATCATCCCAAAACTTTATGCGTGAAGTACTAGCAAGCCAATATGACCCCACACCCGGAAATGATGTATATTCAGTAAACGGGCCACCACCGCCACCACCAACGGGATTGCCATTAAAATAAAGATTTAAGCCATCCGGAGTATAGAGTTTTCCGGTGGGGTCAAAATATCCTGCGTATCCTGTGGATGGGTTTAGAGTTACCCCGTATCCAAAATAGATTCCATCGGAGGCTATTCCGCCCCATGAACTGCCCGAATAAGGGGAGTGGTTAACCGACAACGCCCCAAAATAACCCCAACCTGAGCCACTAATACTAGCCTGCCCGTAGGTAAAGCTCGCAGAACCGTCAGAAGAGATTTGAAACGCGTTATAATCATACCACGGATTGAACGGCCCCGTGATTCCAGCAAAAGTCGGGCTATCAGTCGTATTCAGTGACTGGTTGAATCCGCCAGAACTCAAAGGAAGCCCGTTGCTCAAATATGTGCCATCGGGGTTGATCTGAAAGCCAAACGTCCCAGAATTATTGTTCCACGGCCCCACAATAGTTCCGTCCTGCCAAATGTTTGTGGCTCCAAAACTACCGCCGTTGTAACCCCATACATTACCTCCGGCAAATCCTGCCAATCCGCAATCGACTCCGGCAAAAGTCGGGTTGTCGGTGGTATTGAGTGACTGATTGAAGGGATTGCCGCCACCACCGCCAGTTATCAAATTTCCGTTACTATAGATACTACCGTCGGGGTTTAACTGGAAGGCGTATACTCCGACGTTGCCGTTGTAAGGCCCGTAGATGGTGCCATCCCCCGTAATACTCGTATTTCCAAAACTACCGCCGCCGTAACCCCAGACAGTACCGAAACCAAACCCACTCGCGGCATTGTAGTCTTGTATTGACCCCCATGAAGTAATTTGTAACGCTCCGTTTACAAATGATGCGGAACCGTCGGGGTTCAGGGAAATGTTATTGGCGGAATTATACCCTTGAGATCCGCTATTTCCAATTCCGAGACTTCCATCAACAAAAAGGGAGGAACCAAATTGTTTACCACCAGTATACCAAGCACCCCAAGTAAGTAGTGCGCCGTCATTTCCCGAATGAAACGAGCCAGTTAAGTTAATGTCGGAAAACACCACGCTATCCGTCGTATTCAGCGACTGATCAAATAGGTTGTACTCAGAAGTCAGATAACCCTGACCACCAACCCAATTCTGTACCCAATCCTGCATGGCAACACTCTGTGAACCATATTGAAGTCCAGAATCGTCGTAAAGTTGCCCGCCTCCGTTGAAATACAAACTTGCCCCGTGGATGTTCCCATAAACGTCAACTTGGAAATCATTTCCATTGCCGTAGAAACTACCATCTGCATTGATACCAGCGGTCGGGACATAAAGACCTCCGTAGCTCCCGACATATCCGTTGTTGATCGCGTTGCCAAAAGAGTCGATTTGGAAGCCTCCGCTGGCAAAAGATGCGGAACCGTCATAATTTAAAAGGATTTTTTCAACTCCTGATCCATCCAAGTTCCTTGGCCCAACAACAAAACCGTCAGATGCAAGGTTGCCGTAAGTGTCTGTCGAAAGCACAACACCACCAAAATTAGGGGCTCCAAGATTGATCGACCCGTTGGAGTTTAGCGTGGCAGCTCCAAAATTATTTGAACCAGCAATTACAGAACCAAACGTCAACCCGGTGAATGTAGGTGTGTCCGTTGTATTCAGGGACTGGTCGAACGGGTTGCCTGCCCCACCTCCAGCACCTAACTGAACGCCGTTGCTCCAGAATGTACCATCGGTGTGGATTTGAGCTGCTCCGTTGGCGAATGATGCGGAGCCGTTGGCCGTTAAATTGTTAATTGATGCGTTTCCGTAGCCATCATCCAAAGTTGAATTAGGGCCACCAATGCCCATTGGGCCAACCATGCTTTGCGTATTCCCGTCGGTAAAAAAAACATTCCCATTAAATGTTCCCGCACCAAAAGTCGGGGTGTCAGTCGTATTCAGCGACTGGTCAAACGGATTGCCTGTCTGAATAGCCTCCCATGCGGCATCTTTGCGGGCGTATTGGCTCCCGTCGCTTGGTGCGTCGTTGACCGCCGACATGGTCCCGAGGGTCGGGAAATTGGTGATGTCGGCAATAGTTAGAACAATGCTTCCGGTACGGCCTGCCACGGAATTGACATAGCTACCAGCAGGTTGTTTGCCGTCTAACGCGGTCTGAAGACCAGAGATAGCAGAGATAGCAGCTCCTGACTGAAGCGCGGTGTCAGCTTTCGCGCCTTGAGCGGCAGTGGCGTAACTACCGGCGGGCTGATAACTGCCTACAGGTTGTTTGCCGTCTAATGCGGTTTGAAGACCGCTGACATCTGAAATTGGGTGAGTGTGGGCTGAGGGACGGTGGTCCTGCTCTAGCAAGGCACCTGGTCCCAGATCTTCCCAGTAAGTATTACCCCCGATAGTAGGAGTAATGGAATCGTTGGGGTGAAGAGCACGGAAAACGTGTCCTTGGTACCAGACAAAAGTGCCTATTTCGTATTGATTGCCCGTTCCGCTAGTATGATTGTCGCTCCAGGCGGTAGCGGAGAGAACAGTAGCATAAGTATTAGACCCAGGCGTCGGGGCGGGTGTATAAACACCGGTTGAACCACTCTGATCGGGAAACGGGTTCTGTGTAAACGCCATGGGATTTTTTCTTAAAAGTTGGGTGTAGCTGGCGGGGGATAGAACCCCACCAGGCTACGGGTTTTGATTTTTACTTCTTGAGCTTCTTGGCCTTCTTCTCGATTGCGCTGAGGAAATCCTCGGGCTCGCCTTCGTCGTTGGCTTCGGGCTCTTCGGTCGAGGGCTCAGACTCATCTTCGCTCTCGTCGGAGTGATTCTCCTCGGACTCGTCTTCAGAAGCCTCCTCTTCGGGGGTTTCAGAAGCCTCCTCTTCAGGGGTCTCCTCCTCACTTTCAGCGCCTTCGTGCTCGTCCTCAACGGAAGCACCGTCGAGTTCGTGAAGAACGAGTTTACCGTTCTCCATTTTCAAGGTGGCCATAGCGTCGAACGGTTCCCCGTCCTTAACGCCTTCAGGCATCTTGAAGCCAGCAGGCTGTTTAAAAGTGATTTTACCGGTCTTCTTGCCGGACATTTCGTCTTCAACAAGAGGTCCGGAGACATCTTTGTTTTCGGGCGAACCGCCAGACATGGAGCCGTTAAGATATTGTTCCATCGGGTTCATGTGCTTCTCCTTAGATTTGGGTTTGCCCATTCCGATGATAAGCATTGTGCCCATACGGTTTGGTAATCATCTCCCGGAAGAGTCAGGGGTTTTTAGGCCCCTGACTCTCATTGGGAGGGTGGATTAGGCTACGGTGTTGAGCGACTGACCGCTGGCAAGCTGGCTCTCGGAGAGAACAGGATTGACCAGGATGTTCGCGCTACCATGAGTCACACCATCCAGGATCAGCGGGGTGCTGGCGCGGAGGTGGCGGATGACATAGCCCCACTCAGGACGGATCGGCTTGGATCCAGAGCTCAGAATCGCCCTAAAATATCCGATTGTACCGTCCGGATTGGTGTCCGGGGTGATGATGTTCTTCCACTTGAAGTCGCCCATGTAGGAGACTGCGTCGAAGGTGACATTGCTTCCTGCGGCCGTGATGGGCTTAGGAACGAGGTTGGTGAACACATCCTGGTGGAAGATGATCGTGTCCTCGTACTGAGCGGTCTCGTAAGCGGGATTGATGTCGAACTTAACACCCTGAGTCGTGGCGACGGGGGCGTACGGGAGAACCCGGACCCAAGCACCGTTGACGAGGTTGTAGCGAGGACCCCAATCGTCCACCATGTGGAAGAAGCCAGCGTAGCTGCGCTCGATCCCGAGGGGCGAGAGAAGCTCGTTGACCTTGCTCGACCAGCGGTAATCCTGACGAATGTCGGGGTTAGCGGCGATGAGGTTGCGGGAAGCCTCGGAGGAGAGAATCGCACCGAAGACGGGGCGGCTGTTCTCGCGATCGAGGGGGTTGTTGCCTGCGCCGTCACGAATGAGCTTCATGTAGACGCGGTCAAGGATGCCCTGGACCAGAGTGCTGGTGGGGGCAGTGACCGAGAAGCTCGATCCATCGCCGGAGTTGCCGATGAGCTGGCCGTTGGAATCAACAGCAGCGTTCAGCTTGTTCTGGGCGATGCGGACGAACTCGTCGCGATAACGATCCTGCCAAGCGTAGGAGGTGTTCTCCTGGAGGATGGCGAAGATGTTGCTGAGCTGCTCCTTGCGCTTGAGGCTGAAGCGCAGATCGTTCACGGAGAGCTTGGGGCTCTCAAGAGCAGTCTGGGTCAGGTTGTAAGCACGGAGGGTCTGCGCGAACTGGATGACCTGAGCGGAAGGAACGGCGTTGTTGCCGAAACCAGTGCCCTGGGCAACCGAAGTGCCATTGACGTAGCTGCCGTCAGCGGCAGAAACGGGGTCGATGGAAATGCGGTTCCAGCTAAGGGCGTTGGCGGGAAGCGAACGCTCGTAGGTCAGAACGCGGATGGTGTCGCCCATCTCGTCCGGCCAGACGTCTTTCTTGACGAGCTTGAGCCAGGGGGAGGTGTTGAGCGTTTTGCGATAAATATCAGGGCCGATACGATTAGCTTCGTTGATCAGCACCTGTTCGATGTCATAAGCCATAATGGTGAATGAATTGGGGTGTGGTTGAATAAACCCGCCACAAGAAATTGTCCCTGTGAATTAAACGGATCGATTCATGCGCCTAAGCGCAGTTGGGTTTCCCTACCCGAGCCAGGGAGAGCAGTCCGTGAAGACTGGTTTTAAGCTCTAGAACAGTGTACTAACGAAGCATGATTGAGGCTCAGGCCGCCTTTTTTGAGTAGATGTGACTCTGGGCACGTAGGAGGGTTAAAGCGCGACAATCCTCATGTCAATACTTTTTACAAAAAAAAGACCGCTTCCCCGAAAGAAAGCGGCCCTTCTTTGTCTTGGTGGACTAAAAGTTAACCAAGCTGTTGGTCTAAAGCCTCAAGGAAACCGAGATCTTCGGGTACCGAACGACTGGACTCGGATGATCCGGAACCCGCTTTGGGAGAACCATTCCGATACCCAGCAATCGTTTTGTTAGCCTTGTCCAAATCCGATTTGGCCGATTTAAGGGCCTTCAGCAAATGAGGAAGCAAAGCTCCCGAATGAGCTAAATAGGATTTCAGTTCAGGGGTAGCATTGCTGTAATCACCCTTGGCAAGGCGCTGGACATCAGAGGCAATCTCCTCGTCGGAGAGAACGGGGATCTGTTTCTTGAGATCCTCAAACACTTTCGTCGTAGCTTTCTCGTAAGCAGCTTTAGCTTCGGTAGCTGATTTCTCAGATTCCTCCTGCTGCTTGGCAATCTCAGCCTGACGCTGCTGCTCAATCTGAGCCATGCGCTCCCGGCTGGAGGATTGGTAATAATCCCTACGGCGAATGATTTCATTGTAATCATCGTTGGCAGCATAGAACCGAAGGCGGTCCCTCTCATTCATGCTGGCCGCAATGTCAGCGATCAGATCGCTTTGCCGGGCTGGATCCGCCTCAGCGAAAGCAGCAAGCATATCTTGAGAATTCAACTCATACCTTTGAGCAAGCTGACCCAGGAACCCGACAACATTGACCATGGGCTCATATACGTTTTGCTTGTACTCAGAAGTCGCCTCAACCCGGGCTGTAGCCAATTCCTTCTCATACTCGGAATTGATTTGACGAAGGCGTTCTACCTCAGAGGAATCAACAGCGGGAGTAGTCTTAACCTTCTCCAGCTCAGTTTTAAGAGTTTCGATCTCTTTCTTGTAAGCCCGGTTTTCATTCCGAAGCTCACCCCACTTTACAGCGGCCTTTTCGGTAAGTCCCTTGGGAGTTTCTTCAGAAACCTCTTCGCTAGGTTCTTCAGCCTTCGATTCATCTTCCTTAACGACTTCCTTATCCTCGATCGGTTCAGGCTCCTCAGATTTATCTACTTCAACAGTCTTTTTGGAAGAAACCTTAGCCTTTTTTTCTTTCACGGGTTTGACCTTATCCGCCTGTTTTTCGGCAGCGGTCTTATCGCCATCATCAACTTTTCCGTATTTGGTGGCTCCGGTCTCTTTATTGATACTGTCCATCGCCTGATCAAGGCGGCTGGCCCAGTCCATATCTCCGGAATCCGGAGTGCTTACGGGGGGTGTAACTTCCAGGTTGGCCTGGGGTGATGTTTCAATTAGGGTGGATTCTGCGTCCATAATAAGGGGTGGGTTTTATTCTTCGTTTGGTTCTGACATGTATTTCCAAGGAGCCATTCCGGTCTCGTCGGGAGATTTTTGCTTCTCCACGGCTAGGGCCTTTAGGTTCTTCAGAAACTCAAAATACCCTTCACGCTTGGCGTTAAGGAGGGCGTTGTTCTCAAGCAAATTCGGTGTGTTGGCCGGATACTTGGTTTTGGGTAACCCCACGTCAGTTAAAACTGACAGGGCAGTCTGCATAGCGGGTTCGCTTAACAGGACACGAAGTCCTGCAATCAAGTCGGGCCTTTCGGCCCACTCTTTATAGGTCATTTAGGGATTTTGTTTTGTGTTAGGCAGAAGCGGATTGCTTCCGAATTTTTTGTGCCATTTCGGCGTCTTTTAAAGCCATTCGCTGCCGGGCCTCGGCGGCCTCTAGCTGCATTTCTTGTTCGTGACGTTGGGCCTGGATCTGCATCTCCTGCTGATGCTTCTCGGTAGCCATTTGCTGTTCGGGATTGACCTCAGGCTGCTGAGGCTGTTGCTGCGCCTGCTGAGCTTGCTGGGCCTGCTGAGCTTGCAACTTTTCTCCAGTTTGCTGGAAAATTTCACCGGCTTGAGAAAGGGCTTTCTTGAGGGGGCCGTAATCCTGTTTGCGGCTAGGATCTTGAGCAACCTGCTCCAAATGCTGGGTCGCATGAGGAAGCATAACTTGAGCGTAGGCCACGGCCTGCTGAGGATCAACCTGCTGTTGTTTAAGAGCCTGAGCCTGCTGCGTGATGTCTTGGATATGAACCTGCGCGTGAACGAAATGGTTTTCTCCGGGGGAAACCTGAATCTGTTTGCCCTGAGCCATGGCGGCATTTTCCAGCTCGGCGATCTTCTGATCGATAACCGGGCGAGAGTCGGGCTGCTTGGGAACATAGCGGTCAACCTGATCGTAGCCGACCCGGACAGCGAGGCGGTCACGAAGGACATTCTGCTTACCCTGCTCATCAAACTGGCCGAGCATCTGCATCATCTCGTCCATCGCCACAAGGCGAAGCTGATCGGAACCTGCACCGATTGCGCGAACGGCGTTCACCTCCTGGATTTGATTGTGGAGGACGTCGAGGGGTACGCCTCGCTCGGTGCAATACTTCCAGAACGCCATGACCTGCTGGCCGCCACGTTCATACGAAAGATAATCGGCCCGGGTGGCACGCTTGAAGCATCCGCGAAGCAGGCGGGTCCAGGGCTCATAGAAAAGATTCATCGCCGCCGAAGTCAGGCGAGCATCCCCCTGAAGCTGAGCTTGCACCTCAAACTTGGTGCGCTCTTGAGGATTAGGGTTTCCCGAGGGTGAGCTATACGCTCCAGCGCGGCGCTGAAGCTGCTCGGCCATGTCCTGAAGAACGGGAATGGCATTCTGCCCAAAGTTCGGAATCTGCTTGTCGACAATGTTGACTCCGCTCTGAAGAACGCTCAACGGGCCAAGATACTCGAAAGCCAAATTCTCCAGCGCATCTTCGCTTTCGGGCTGAACCAGCAAAGAGCTGCTCAACATAGAGCCGTCGATAAGCTGACAGCGCATGCGATTAGATACCTGGATATGTGGGAAAATCTTATATCCCAAACCGCGTATGCTTTGATAAAAACCGTTGGTTCCAACACCAAAAGTGAAGGTTATGAAAGCATCGGTGGCTTTTGCGAAACGACCGCGCTTCTGATACAGAAAATCTTCGTTGCTGCCGTCGGCAAGCGAGATGTAGTGGGAAACGGTCCCATCATACTCTTTGACCCAACCGTGAATTACACGAACCTCGGAACCGGAACCGTGAGCGACAAAAACGTCGTTGTTCTTCAGATCTTCCTGATAACGCTCCCAATCGGTGATGTGATAAGTGCTTTGCGCTCCGGTATTAGCAAGGATCGCCTTCTTAACCTCGTCGAGGTTCCAACCTAGCTGCTCTGCTTTCTCTTCGTCTTTAATGAAATTGTACAACTCGTGAGCCCGCATAATCCGGGGGCTGATCGCAACTTCGATAGAATCTTCGGCCGCCCATGTTCTACGGGGAACAAGGAAATCCCCGATCTTAGAAACCTGCCAGCGCCAGTCGTACTCGTCTTCCCAGTAGGTGACAGAAACGCCATGCTTCACAAAGTAATTGGCGTTCAACATGTACTTGGGGAAAAACTCGTCCCATTCGCGGAGCATCTGAGTAAACCCGGCAGCGATGATCTGCTCGTAATCACCCTTTTTCTGAGGGTCCTTCTCCTTTACCTGCACTGAAATCAGATTCTCAACGGAATTGATGAGATCAATGTAACCGGCCAGGGCGGCTTCAAGCAAAAACTCGGCCTCGCCAAAGTTTAAGTTACAGCGACTAGCCATACCGGCCTGGCGAAGAACGTTGTCGTCGTAGGGAGCGGCACCATCAAACATGGCGTCGACTTCGGCACGATTGCGGGCGTTCACGTCGTCCGCTTGCTTCAGGCGCAAAAAGACTTGATGCAGGGAATCCGGATCCTTGATACGGCTCGGAGGCGGCGTACCATCAGGCTTGAGATTACCTACGAGCGGGTCGTTAACACTAGGTGAGAGATATTCCATTTAGGGAAGGGTGGGCGTAGTAGAGTCGCGGTATATGATTCCTGTCAAGAGTATTTTAAAGAATCCATTTTTAAGCTCCTACCGAGGTTGGCGCTAAAAAGTTTACGGAATACCCGTTGTTGCCGGACCTGAATGCTAGTCTCTTTGCGTTTTTGTTGAGGAGTCATACCCCCAAAACCCAAACGTTGACGGCACAACTCGATCAAAATCATGGCTGAATCGGCTAAATCAGGAGACTCCCCGGTGCGAGCTTTCATGTCAGTTTTAGTTTCTACGACCATCCTTAAACCCACTCCCTTTTGAGTAGTATACTTTCTACTGCACATTTCCTTGGCTAGCTCTCGGTCGATCCCCTTTAGCTGACCGGTGCGAATCAGCTCTTTTGCACCAAACCAAAGTTCGGTGACTCGATTCACATATCGATCACAAGACAACGTAACGTCCGATATAGATACGGGTAAATCAGAAGCCTTACCTCCGAATTGCACACCTAATACCTCTTCAGACCACATCATGGACACAACATCTCCAAAGGGTCCTCCAGCCCCCGACTTGTCGAACGCAGCATAAAAAGGCTCCACGCCTTCTTGCTCGCAGAGATCTTGAAATTTCCTAACGATCTGCTCGGTCCGGGTTTTCTTCCTGTCGGTGACATCGTCAGAAAGCAATTCGCGATGCGTGTACATGAGCGTGGGAATGCCGTCACGAGAAGTACCAAACAACCCAAACTGAACCGGGGTTCTATCTCCGCCGTTGGTAAAAGCAGGATCCAGGGCGGCGACTTTGACTGGGGGTTCCAACCAAATGGCATCCTGGTCGGCACCGGCTGCGATAATCTCCGTCTCGGAATAAATGTTGTCGTCCTCGCCGGTGGGAGCCCAGTACCCACGGAACATTCGATAATACGCCAACGAGTTCTCGCCAAACCTGGCTTTGGCCTCGTCGAGCTTGGCCTGAGTGACAATCCACGGATAAATGAGCTTTTGGGTGAGCACGTTCGGAGACTTCTCGCCATCGAATCGGATGCACAACCCACGTTCAGTCTCCCACTCATCCTCCAACGGGCTGATCGTCTGCCACCCGTGTTTGGGCTTTGCCAGGATGCCGAACGCGTCGAAACGACTGGCGGGGTTCCCGATCCCGATAAATTGAAACTCCGGGTTGAGAGAAAGATTGGAAGCCGACGCCTCCAAAATGGATTCGGAAAGCTCGGGCATTTCGTCGGCAATCACTATCACGCGTGTGTTCTTAAATCCGATCAATTTGCCCACGGCCTCCTTCTCTTTCTTCTTTTCGGCGGCGATTAAGGTGATCCCACATTTGTCGCTGGTGCCGCCGGTTCCATCGTCAAAACGAATCAGACCCATCGAGTCCACTAGCTTGCCGGGAAGCGGCGGAGCGGCTTGCCAGTAATCTCTAATACTTCCCCAAATGCGTTTGCGGGAATCTTTGAGCGTGGTGGAAGTGACCAGAACCATCGTGTCGTACGGAGCGACGATGAAGTTGACAATCGCCCAAATCGCAAAGAAATCCGTTTTACCACTCGAAGCGCATCCGGCAACGGCAAGATATTTATTGACGCAAGCGGCTTCCAACATGCGCTCTGCCCAGGGATGCCAAACGAAGGGCTTCGGACCATCCTCCGGCCAAAGTGCGGAAACGATTCGCTTAAAATGATATTCCCGACTTTCTCCCCCCTTCTCCGGCGAGACAGGATTGCGGAACGAATAAATCTCCCGATTAAATTGATCGATGGACTTCTTCCACCAGCGGCCGTATTGCCATTCTTTGTCCGAAACGTCGACGATACGCCCGTCGGACGTTTTAACTTTGCGCTGAGTCACCATTGTGTCACCGGAAAACTGAAAAAACCGGTTTTGCTAGCGGAAAATTCCGGAGCCTACGGGGCTCGAATCTGAAACCGCATATACCAGTAGTACAGAAATGCATAAGGGTTGATGATACCTTTTCAGAGTAAATGGTCAACCGGTTTCATATACCCGTACCACAAAAAGATGCAGGTATGCACCACTTTTTCCGTTGACAGGCGTCACCATCTGTCACCATAGTAGCGGCTCCTTAAACCTATGAAGACCAAAAAACCCGTCGAATATCCGTTCGTGCAATCTACGCCGTTCGGGAAAGTAAAAATCTATCGCAACTCCGAGGGAGAGCGCATTCGCTACATCGTGGCGTGGATCGACGCCGATAAAGGCCGCCAGAGGAAAGCGTTCGAGGACGAAGCCCAAGCACATCAGCGGGCCGAAGAGATTATCGAAGATTTTAAAAAGGGAACCAGCTTTCGCAACAACATCACCGCTGCCAAAGCCGTCCGCATCGCCGAATACGAAAAACTTCTTGGCGAACACAACGCCACGCTGGCCGACGCCGTCAAACACTTCCTACTTCACATAGAGCGCCAAAACGCCAAGAAAATTCTTGCGGCCGATGCAGTCACGAAATTCCTAGAAAGCATCGAGGACAAGAAAACCCGGCACTACGATACGGCGAAATCCGTGTTAACAAAATTCGGCCGTTCTTTTAACAAAACACTCTGTTCCATCACGCTGGACGAGCTGGACCGCTATTTCCGGAGCGTGTCCCAAACAGGGCGCACTCGAAACAATCACCTCGGGTACGTAAAAACGTTTTTCAAATGGGCCCAAGAATGGGGCGGCTACGTGCCCGAAGGTAAAATGCTGATCGAAAAAATAAAACCCTACGAGGAGCAGTCTTTCAAAATCGAGGTGTTCTCGCCGGACGAAATCAGCAAGCTCCTGAATGCGGCGACCGATAAACTGCGGCCGTACCTGGCTGTCGGAGCTTTTGCAGGAGTTCGTTGCGCCGAGATCTCCCGGCTCAACTGGGAAGACATTGATTTCGAGACCCGGTCAATTAAACTCTCATCCGAGGTGACCAAAACCAAGCGTCGCAGATTGGCCGCCATGTCAGATAATCTGATCCAATGGCTGAACACGCACACCGGGCCAAAAACCGGTCCTCTGGTAGCCGTACCGACCCGGCTGCATAAAGACATAGCCCAACTATGCAACGAAGCCAAAGTTGCGTGGAAAGATAACGCACTTCGCAAGAGCTACATTTCCTACCGCATGGCCCAACCCGATGCCGACGCCATCCAGGTGTCCAAGCAGTGCGGAAACAGTCCCGCCATGGTGGAGGAGCACTACAAAGAACTGGTATCGCCAAAAGTAGCAGAAGAATGGTTCTCGGTGTGCCCTACCACTTTACTATGAAATTTCATGTTGCATATACCGCAAACCCGTGCTTAAATCCCCGCCAAAGTTAATCCTAACCTAGAAAGAAAATGCATCCATGCCGAACAAAATCGCAGATCATCGCCGTCGCGTTGTCTATATCGAAGAAAAAGAAAATTGGGAGATCATAAAGAAAGTCGCCAAATTCAACGGAATTCCACCTTCGGCCATCATCCGAGTAGCCACAAACCAAATGTGCGAAAAATTACGCGAGCACCCCAACACCCGGTTTATTCAACCGATATTTGAATAATGAAACGAACATCCTCGCTAATACTCGAAGCCGGTCCATCCATGCGGATCACCAACTTGACCAACGGTCGAGTAAAGATTGAGCTGGAAGAAGTCGATACCACTTCCCTCGACGCCGCTGCGCCAAGCACCGTCTACGACAAAAGCGGACTGGCTAAGCGCCTGGGTGTCAGCAAAAGGTCCATTGATAATTATATTCACCAAGTCAGGAACCCGTTGCCCTATACCATAGCTATGGGTAGGGCTCGGTTCCTCGAAACCGACGTCATGAAGTGGCTAGTCGACGGAGCTTCCCCGGCGGCAAAACGCGTCAAAACACGACTCGGACTATGAGTGACGCAATCCTCGCTCTCGACCTCGCAACGCAGACGGGCTGGGCCTATAAAGCTAACGGCTTGATCTCGTCAGGAAGCGAAGGATTCAAACTCAAGAAAAACGACGGCCCAGGAATGCGCTTCCTCAAATTCCGTTCGTGGCTCCGCGATCAAATCGATTCAGTCAAACCCCAAGTCGTGGTTTACGAGGAGGTCATGCGCTGGTCATCCGGTGCCGCAGCCAAATGCTACTGCGGACTCTTGGCGACCGTTCAAACAGAATGCGAAGCCAAAGAAATTCCCTACGAAGGAGTTCACGTAGGAACCATCAAGAAGTTCGCCACCAAAAAAGGCAACGCTACCAAGGAGCAGATGATCAAGGCTGCAATGGAGCAGGGATTTACACCGAAAGACGACAACGAGGCGGATGCCATTCATCTGCTGCTTCTCCGGTGTAATAAACCCTAACCTAACCACACATGAAAGCTGCCCTAGAAGAACAATTAGAACCACACATGATGAAAGCCGACGGATTTGACGACCGCATCATAGGAATCGCCGAACGATGCGGTTCACCGAACCTGCTCGCATACGACGCCCAGAAGATCTTCAAGAAACTCGTGAAGCAGGGTATGACCGAAGACGAAGCCGTTGAATACTTTTACTTCAACATTTCCGGGGCTTACGTCGGAGAAGGCACCCCAATTTTCATTCACAAACCCCTATGAAAGATAGCACCAAGATCGTCGTGCCCTGGCACAACCTCGACCAAGTAAACTCGTTTCTCGATGCGTGGAATGCGTTTGCAGACGACGAGTACTTAGTTCTACAGCAGGACAAAAAGAAAGAAGGCTGCGCGACTACTAAAAACAAGGGAATCGAAGCCGCAATTAAAGCCGGGGCGGAAATCATCGTTGTCCTCGATGACGACTGCTTCCCCAATACGGGTGGTGGCACTAGGAACAACGAAAGCCCTTGGCTTACGATGCTCTCCGCGACGGAGTTTCCAAACACCACATTGGAGCAGTTGGCTACAGCGCACGAACGGGCACTAGAACCTCAAAAAATACCGCTGTTTACCGCAGTAACGGAGCCTGCAAGTAGGGGAACTCCTTATTTTGCGAAGTCAGTAGAAATGCCCGTAGCTGCGAGCATGGGTTTCTGGACTGAGATCGGTGATTACGATGCTTGCGGACAGTTGGTTCACGGAGCGACGCATCCTATGCAATTTTCCAGAGAAGCAATCTATGGACGTTACTTCCCGCTTTGTGGAATGAACCTGGCCTTCAGGGCTGAAGAATGGCCCTGGTGCAAATTCATCGACGTCGAGCGTTTCGACGACATCTGGCAGGGATTCATCTGGCAGCGCAAAGCGTATGCGGATGGAAAATGCTTTAACCTTGGCGGACCGCTTGTACGTCACTCTCGGCAGTCCAACGTCTGGGCAAACCTACGCGCAGAAGCAGTTAACCTGGAAAAGAATGAGACAGTGTGGCAACGAGCCGCAACGCTCCCTCTCACCAACTACGAGTCCTTTGTTAAGGAGGTACTCAAATGAAATCCAATCCCCGTTGGCGTCCGCCAACAATACCCAACGGATGGTCGGCATCTTACAGATCCTTTCACGGGTACTGGGAACTGAACTGCCCCCACGGGGTAGGACACCCGGATCCGAGAGATCCAGTTCTCCAAGCCGACGAGTGCGGCGGCGTACACGGCTGTGACGGATGCTGCACGGAGCTAGACAAACTTTTGAAAGAAACACCCGAACCAAACCACGACCTACTAAAAACCTTATGAACAACCTCGAAACCGCAGGATATGAGTCTCCCGTTATGAAACCCCTAACGGACCAACAAGAAACGGCCGTTCAGCTAGCCCTTGTTCATCTAGCGGCTATGTGTGGTGCCGAAGCGCACGTCCAGTTCAAGACCGGAAAAACCGAAATCGGCTACGACAAAGATTTGGGGTTCGACCGAGCTTTCTTCAACCCCCTTCCCAAAGAACACCCCGAAGCAGAAACCAAAATCATAACCCGCCTATACCGAAACAAACAATGAGCGACGCACGACTAGAACGTAACTACAAAATGGCACATGCCGCCAGCCCCAACATTAGCCTGCCTCCGAGCAAGGCTTACCGGGACAACTGGGATTCGATCTTCTCCCGACGCAGTAAAAAGAAAACCAAAAACACCAAATGCAAAACCCAGACTACAAAGCAGGTCAAGAAAACATGCGGGAGCGCATCTGCGCCCTCATCGCACACCACATGGAAGTCGCCAAGACGTTCCACGGCAAAGGATCGGACCAACACCTCCGGTACTACAACCTCCTCGAAGACATCCGCATCGACCAAGAAGCGGAAGATCAGCACCAAGCAGCTCAGTAAACTAGGACTCGCGATGTATGGAATCCGATAAAGGTATACTTCAAGAAGCTCTGGAGTGTACCTCCGGAGACCGTCGTCGTGATTACGATCACGCAAAGCCCAACCACGAGCGCATTGCTGCATTGTGGAATGCCTATCTAGGAATCCGTAAAGATCCCACGGCACCCCTTTCAGCAAGCGACGTGGCGGCGTTGATGATCCAGCTCAAGCTGGCTCGCCATGCCCACAGCCCGAAGCGAGACAATTATACCGACATCGCCGGATACGCCAGGTGCCTATCCCAGATCGAAGGATTTGAGCCATGAGCGACACTAAAACGGCGATCAAGCTATCCAAACGCCCTTATTACTATGAGTGCGGAGATGGATGTTGCACCGAATGGGGAGAAACTTGGTATGTAGACGGCGTAGAGGTTTGCTCTGGCCCATGCGACGACAACAGGCTCCAACAACTTTTGGATCACCTTGGGTTTGATGCCCGTATCATCAACGAAAACGAAGATGGCGAGGAGGTATGTGAACTATGAACCCATCCACAACACCCAACAACGAGGTCGCAAGGCTCCGTGAGCGGTTAGAAAAAGCCGAAGAACTAATCCGAGGTCTGCACGATGGATGGAAGAAAGCAAGAAAAGCTCACCTTGAAACCTGCAAAAATGCCCAAGCTGAAATCGACAAGCTCCACACAGAAAACATCTGCCTACAAGAACTCATCCAAGAATTCTACGAGTGGTCTCGGCGAGACTACCCGACCGAAGCCGAAGTCCGAGAGATCATGGATCGCTACTACAACCTACTAAACCACAACTCGAACAATAAACCCTCCCAGTTTACTGAAACACCATAAGTTTACTCACCAGTAAAAAGCTACACAACCAATAAAAACATCAACAACGCATTTAATAAGAATATGAACCCCGACACCACACCAACGCCGATGACGGATGCCAAAAGAAACAAAGCCTTTTGTAATTTAAGAACCGATTATGAAGCCTATGTATACATGGCTAACCATGCTGAAACTTTAGAACGCGAACTCGCCGAGAAAACCAACGAGGTCGCACGGCTCCGTGAGCTTTTGAACAAAACCTGTGACATCATTGAGTATTCAGCCGACTTGCTAACAGAAGAAAGCCGAGTAGATACAGCGAACAGATTTAGGGCCAAAATCACTGCCGCGCCAGACGGGAAAACTTGCGAGGGATTAACTGACCCCGAAGCACGAAAGCGATACGCCGCACTCGCCCCCGCGCCAGAGGAACCAGTTATCCAAGATTTTCGGACTACTGAACTCCGAAAAAGCATTTCATCGGCAATCAACTCCGTATCCGCAGAGAATGGTAGTGACACCCCCGACTTCATCCTTGCCGCTTTTCTTACAGACTGCCTAGAGGCATGGAACACAGCTACCAAGCGGCGCAACGATTGGTATGCACCTAAAGGACTCGCCCCCGCGCCAGAGGAACCAGTTATCAAGGAATCCTTAACAACTGAACCCGCTCCCAAATGGCGAGACCTTGGCCCTGACGAGGTTATCCAAGAGGGGGATGAGTGGTATGCCAAGTTTCATAACCTTGGAAGTTGGCATAAAGCAGATCCGTGGCACATAGATCACAAACCATCTGTATTTAATTTCAGCTTCCGCACCCGCCGACCGTTGCCAAAGCAGGAACCCGATGAAGTGGCCCGTCTCAAAGCTATGGTCATGGATGCCGCAAGGCGTGGCGATGAAATGGCCGCTCACTGGAAAGAACGAGCCGAGAAAGCCGAGGCAATCATTCAGCAACTCCACCACTTCGCAGGGATCATCGAAGGGTTCCAAACCACCACCACCAAATGAACCCCGACACCTTTAACAAGGCACTAGACGCTTGCGTTGAGTACAGAAAGCAGATTGACGAGAAAACCAACGAGGTCGCAAGGCTCAAGGAGGAAAACGCAAACCTTAGAGGAACCTTAAAATCTTTCGTGCTTGTTTCTCCGATTGAAGCCGAGCGCATGGAAAAAATGGAACAAGAATACGAAAGGCTCAAAAAACTAATGCGAAACTACATTGATTTCATCGACGCAAACATGGGAACAACTGCCGATTGGCCTATGGAAGCCGCATTCGATGACGAAACTACAGCGCAACGCCATTGCGATTTACTGAACGCAATGAAGCGTGAAGTTAAGCCCGAAGACATCAACTGATATGTACGGAATCCAAGACAAGATTAACCAAATCCTGCGAGGGGCAGAAACCATTCGTAAAAATCAATCCATGCAACCATTACAACCCGTCAATTCAACTACCACGTTCTTTGCTGGAAAGGAACTAGAAGAG